AAAATACCAAGATAAAGTACAATATGTTCTTTGTGGTTTTGACACTAGAGGTACGGTAACTGAAATCAATTCACAAACCGGAGAACACGTAAAACGAAATATTAAACCTGACGAAACTGTTTGGGCTCAATATGAAAAAATCTTCACACAAGATTATAAAATAGTTTCAGACGATTATAAAAAACATTTACTATTATACAATCAAGATATATTCCCTAATGAGATGACAGAATCTTACTTAAGAGTTTGGACAAAACCAGTTACATCTTACGCAAAGAATTATTCAAAATTTGATGTATCTTTGGCACCAATTAAAAACCATATGTTTAATAGAATGAAATCGCAATTAAAAGTAATTGAGGCGGGATTCTATAAAAAAGCGTTAATTGCCTCTAATGTAGGTCCTTATAGTTTAGATTTAAAACATTGTTTAAAAAATGGAGAATTAGTTGACGGAAATGCGTTATTAGTTGATGAGGTTAGAAATCATTCTGATTGGGCAAAATACATGGAAAAATTAATTAAGAACCCTAATATGGCAAAAGATATGGGGGAAAGATTGTATGAGACAGTTAAAGACAAATACGATTTAAATATCGTAACAAAAGACAGAGCAGAATTTTATAAATCAATACTATGATAAACATACCATTAAACAAGATTTTATTTTTAGACATTGAAACTGTTGGTATTGAACCAACATGGGAATCATTGTGTTTAAATAGACCGGAACTTTCATTTCAATTTGAAAAATATTTTGATTGGTTCCAAAAAAGATTTCCGGAAGATGCGGATGAGGGTCCGGGTAAAATGTTTGTAAACAGAGCGGCATTAGTTCCTGAATTTTTACGAATTGCATGTGTTAGTGTTGCGTTTGTGGCACCTGATGGTACTACAAAAATGGAATCATATAGTAATGTGGACGAAAAAGAACTATTAAAAGATGTTCAGAAAATGCTTCATCGTACCGGTGAATTAGGATTCTTTCTATGTGGTCATAATGTTAAAGGGTTTGATATTCCCGTTCTTGCAAAAAGAATGATTATGAATGGATTATTACCTCCAAAAATATTACCAGGTCATGACACTAAACCTTGGGAGATTAAAGCTCTTGATACCAAAGAAGTTTGGCAATATGGTGGTTATGGGTCAATTGCATCATTAGAATTGATGTGTGTTTGTTTAGGAGTTGAATCTTCAAAAAATATGGAAGTAACAGGAAACAAAGTTCACGAAGCTTTTTGGGATAAAAAAGACATTAAAGGAATTGTTGAGTATTGTGAAAAAGATGTTGAAGTGTTGATAGAAGTAATTAAAAAATTAAAAGAATTAGTATAATGCAAAATTTAGATGGATTAGGGTTTGACCCCGAAATGATGGCAAGTTTTCAAAAACAATTAGAAGACCTTCAAGAAGAAGCCGATGTTGAAATTGATGATGAATACCAAAAAGAATTAGAAAAATTAATTGGTATGACTTATGAAGAAATGAATGAGGATATGATGTTAGCCCTAAAAAGTAAAACACTTAAAGTGGAATTACTTAATGATGAAATATCATTCCCGGAATACGCCTACCCAAGTGATTCAGGATTTGATTTATTCTCAACAGAAGAAATAATATTACAACCATTTGGTAGAGCACTTGTGCCAACTGGTATTAAATTGTCAATACCTGAAGAATTTGAAATTCAAGTTAGACCTAAAAGTGGTTTGGCAATCAATCAAGGGTTAACCGTATTAAACACGCCAGGAACTGTGGATTCAGGATATAATGGTGAAATTAAAGTAATTATTTTTAACACAAATAACATATCGGTATTAATTCCTAAAGGAACTAAAATTGCTCAAGCGGTTTTATGTCCAGTAGTTAATGGAAAATTTGTTAACTTAATTCAAGTTAATAATATTACTGATGGTGATAGAGGAGATAACGGATTTGGTAGTACAGGATTGATATAATATGATAACAGTAGGATATTCGACAAGGACTCACAACCCAGAGTTCATTGAGTACTTGAAAAAAAGTTCAGGTTTCAAAAAAATTGAGGTTATTGAAAAAATAAATAATGGAGAAAAATCTCTGTCCGAGGTTTACAACGAAATACTATCCGAGTCAAAAACGGATATTGTTGTTTTATGTCATGACGACATTTATTTTGATACTAATGCTTGGTATGCCAAATTAATTAAACATTTTGAAAAATCTGATTTCGGTATCATTGGAATGGCCGGGACTACTGATATGCCTGAAAGTGGTATGTGGTGGGAAAACAGAAAAAAAATGGTGGGTATTGTTAACCACGAACATGAAGGAAAAAAATGGGAATCAAAATACTCAGATAGTCTTGGTAATGATATTCTTGAAACTATAATTGTGGATGGACTTTTTATGGCAATCAATAAAAAAAGAATTAAGAAAAACTTTAATGAAGACTTTAAAGGGTTTCACTTCTATGATATACCATTTTGTTTTGATAACTATTTGGAAGGTGTTAAAGTAGGTGTTATAACAAACATCAGAATAACTCACAAATCTATTGGTCAAACTAATGAACAATGGGAAGAAAATAAAAAATTATTTGCAGAAAAGTATAAATCAAACTTGCCGGTAAAATTACCATATAATGAAAAAAGAAAACTAAAAGTATTATTATCTTGCTTATTCTTTAAAACATTTACTGGTTCAGAGCTTTATGTTTATGAATTAGCTAAAAATTTAATAAAACAAAATTGTGATGTAACCGTAATGTCCCAAATTGGAGGTCTGTTAACGGACATGGCAAAAAAACAAGGTATTAAATGTGTTTCTTTTGAAGACGCTCCCGGGTTTAAAATGGGTGACGGAAAATGGGGGCATAATACAGATAAAGGGTTTCAACCATCTCAACCAAATGTAATGTACCGAGTGTCAGAAGTTAATTTTGATTTAATCCATATGCAACATAAACCTGTTGCAGAAAGAATGATTCAATTTTATCCTGAAATTGATAAAATTTATTCAATCCATTCAGAAGTGATTCAATTGGAAAACCCAATCGAACATGAATCAATTAAAAAATACATCGCAATTAGACCTGAAATTAAAGATTATCTAATTGATTTTTTCCAAATACCTGATGAAAATATTGAAGTTATTTATAACCCAATTGATAATGAAAAATTTAAACCAAACCCAATTAAAGAAGAAAATAGTGTTCTTTTTGTTGGAACAATTGATTATCTAAGAAAAGAAACCATCATAGATTTAATGGAACGAACTAAGGAAGAGGGTAAAGAATTATGGTTAGTTGGTGAAGATAAAGGAAATTATTTACAACAAGTGTTGTTTGAACCTCATGTAAAACATTTTCCGCCAACATGGAATGTAGAATCATTTATTTCCAAATGTTCTGAAACGGCAGGTATTCAATTAGGAAGAACAACTATTGAAGGTTGGTTATGTGGAAAGCCAGGATGGATTTATAAAGTTGATTCATCGGGGTTTATTTTAGATAAAACAAAATTTGAGGTCCCAATGGATTTAGAAAAATATTATTCCTCAAATGTTGCAAAACAAATAAAAGAAGAATATATTAAAATATTATAAAATAAAGATTGATATTATTAATGAAATTATTAATTAAATTCCCAACAAGAAATCGTAAGAATAAATTTTTTACAGTATTAAAACAATATCAAAGATTATGTGAAGATATTGAGAACACATTTTTTCTAATAACTTTAGATAATAATGATGATGAAATGAATTCACCTGAGGTCGCAGATATTTTTAGTACATTCAAGAATATAAAATATGTTTATGGAAATAGTATTTCTAAAATTCATGCGGTAAATAGAGACATTGAAACTGTAGATGAATGGGACATCGTATTATTGGCTTCTGATGATATGACCCCAAAAGTTAAAGGATATGATAATATTATTCGTAATAAAATGAAAGAACATTATCCCGACACTGATGGTGTTTTATGGTTTAATGATGGTCACCAAGGAAACAATCTAAACACTCTATGTATTTTAGGTAAAAAATACTACGAAAGATTTAATTATATTTACCACCCTGAATACAAATCAGTTTGGTCAGATAATGAGTTTATGTTAGTTGGTAATCTTTTACAAAAACAAACTTATTTTGATGAAGTTATAATTGAACATGAACATCCTGATTGGGGGTATGGTAAACGAGATAATATTCATCAAGTAAATTTATTAAATGAAAGTCATGATAGAAACTTATTTATGAGTAGAAAACAAAATAACTTTTATCTATGAAAAAAATAATTAGTTTTTCTCTTTGGGGTGATAACCCTAAGTATACAATAGGTGCAATAAGAAATGCGGAATTAACACCAATTATTTATCCCGGATGGATTTCAAGATTTTATTGTGGTGAGTCCGTACCAACCGATATTATTAAAACATTAATTTCTTTACCAAACACTGAAGTTGTTATGATGGATGTTGACGGAGATTGGACTGGTATGTTTTGGAGATTTTATGCTTGTGAAGACTCAGACATAATGTTGTCAAGAGATACTGATAGTCGATTATCCAATAGAGAAAAATTAGCAGTAGATGAATGGTTAGAATCAGATAAAGACTTTCACATTATGAGAGACCATCCTTATCATAATACAGAAATTTTAGGTGGTATGTGGGGAGTAAGAAATGGTTTATTAAAAAACATGAAACAATTAATTAATGATTATACCAAGGGTGATTTTTGGCAAGTTGACCAAAATTTTTTAAGAGAAAAAATATACCCATTAGTTGTTAATAATAGTTTTACACATGATACTTATTTGAATTATAATACCAATTCAAAACAATTCCCATCTAAAAGCATAAACAAAGAATTTGTCGGTGACGTTTTTGACGAAAATGAAAATAGACACCCGGAATATTATAAATTTATTAAAGAATGAAAATAGATTACGTTATTGTATCGTCAAATAATAATCCATATTATTTGGATTTTTGGCCAATAATTTCCAAAGTATGGAAAGAAAAATTTAACATAACTCCCGTATTGGGATTAATTAGTGACGAAGATTCAGGATTTGAAGAATCTGAATATGGATTAGTTAAAAAATTTAAATCAATTGATGGTATTGATACCGGTCTACAATCTCAAATTGTTAGACTATTCATACCAAAAGAGTTAAACGGATATTGTTTAATTAGCGATATAGATATTATACCTCTTTCAGTTAATTATTTTGAAAATTGTGCTAGTCATCTAACTGAAACTAATATTGTTGTATATTCATCTGACCACCCTGAATGTTTAAGAAATAATGAGTATCCTATGTGTTATGTTTCGGCGCATAGTGAATCTTTTAAAAATATTTTTAATTTGGATATTGATTGGGTATCATTTGTTAATTTAATGAAATCACGAAATCAAGGATGGGCAACTGACCAAAAATATTTATTTGAAAAAATAAATGACTTTAAAAAAAATACAAATGATGTTATTTTGTTAGATAGAGGATGGTCCGGAATGGCTAACAAAAGAATTGATAGAGCGGCTTGGAGTTACGACCCAATTAAAGTTTCAGAGGGGTATTACATTGATTCTCATTCTTTAAGACCTTATAGTGAATATTCAGAAGAAATAAATAAATTAATAAATTATATGAATTAAATGAAAGATTATTACGATACCATTGTTGGAAAAACAACAATTTCACCTAAAACAATTTTAGAAATTGGGTCAAGAGACGGTAATGACGCAGATGAATTAATGAAATATTTTCAATTAAATAATGAAGATGTGTGGGTAGTGGAACCTAACCCGAATCAAATTAAAGTTATTGAAGATTCTCACCCTAATTTTAATTTAATACCAAACGCGATTTTTAGTGAAGAAACTGAACATGATTTTTATCAAGTTATTGGAAACGACCCTAATGATGTGGGTACTAGTTCATTAATTAATCGTAATGATGATTGGTATAAATCAAAAACAAATATAATAAAAGTAAAAACAATAACCGGTAAACAGTTGTTAGATAAAATAAACCGAGAAGTTGATATTTGTAAAGTTGATGTTGAAGGATTAACAATTGAAGTTTTAAGTAGTTTTTTAGAATTTATCACTAAAATTAAATCTTTCCATTTAGAATGCGAACATCGTGAAGTTTGGAAAAATCAAAAATTATATGATGATGTTGCCAAATTCTTAATCGATAAAAATTATACTCAAGTTTATTTTCAGTATTGTTCCGGAGGCACTTTACAGTCTGATAGTATATGGGTTTTAAATGATTATTTAAAATAAAAAAAAAATGAAGATATTAGTATTAATAATGTCTCATGAAACAACTGATAGTAATTTTGTTAATTATAAGAGAGTATGGGATGAACAAATTTCAAAATTAGATACTTCAAGATTTAATATAGAATTTAAATTTTTATATTCTAATAATGAAATATCTGAAGAATACTTAATTCAGGGTAATAATTTGATTACTCGATGTTATGAAAATTATTGGTTCTCTTTAATTTTAAAAGTTATGAGTGGGTTTGATTATTTCATTAAAAATGATTTTGACTTAGTTTTTAAAACCAATCTTTCAACTATTATTAATTTTGAAAAATTTTACGAATACTGTGAACAAATTCCTGAAACAAGGGAATTTGTTTATGATGGAGTTGTCGGTAATTATCAAGGATATTTGTTTTGTTCCGGAGCCGGAATGTTATTAAACAAAAAATCTGTTAATCTAGTATTAAACAGTAAAGAACATTTAAATGAATCATGGACCGATGATATTTTTATTGGTTTTATATTAAATGACTTAAATAATATACGTCCATGTCCATTATTGACAAGGTTTGATATTGATAAAGATAATACAACGGTTAATGAAGAAATGGTTAAATCTCATTCACATACCAGAATAAAAATCAGGTCAGGAAATCAAGATGAGTTATACACCAACATGGTTTATAACATTCTTAAATAAAATAATTAAGTTAGTATAATTATAATATAAAAAAACACATGAAATTAGGATTATCAACAATGACCAAAAATCAAGGGTCAAGATTAAAAGAATGGGTTACATATCATAATAATTTAGGTGTCGAAAAATTTATATTTTTTTTAGACAATTGTACCGATGATTCTCATCTAATATTGTCTGAAATTAAAAATATAGATATTGACATTTATTTAACTTCAGAAATTAAACCAAATCAAGTTGTTGATTCTTGGATTCTTCGTAGCCATAAAATGTATGATTTTACCTTAGAAAACTACTCTGATTTAGATTGGATTTGTTTTATTGAAGTTGATGAATTTATATACCCTCAAACAAATGTTGGATTTAAACCATTTTTAGAATCGTTAGATAGTGAATGTTTGTATATTAATTCATGGGATTTTAAAGGAGGGTTTGACGAAAATCTTCCAATTATTGGTCAATCAAATTTAGTTTGGACCGATGAACAAAGATTTAATTCGGATTATAGATGGAGAGGAAAATCAATAATTAAACCAAAAAATTTTGTAAAGTGTATGGATGCTCATCATTTCATGAGAACTGACGGTAGAATTTCAGGAGAATTTAAAATTGAGCATGTTAATTTTTTACAGGTTAATTATGGTAAAGAAGTTACAATCGATGACACACTATTCAAAATTTTTCATTTTAGAAATCACACTCCAAATAATATGACCAAATATAGAATAATAGAATACTAAAAATTATGAATATAGCAATTATTGGAGGTGGATGGATTGGATGTCATTTAGCGGTCAAACTAAAAAATACACATAGTGTTACACTATACGAAAAAAATAAAAACTTATTTGAAGAAACTTCATATAATAATCAAAATAGATTACATATCGGATTTCACTATTCAAGGAATTCTAAAACAAGGAATTTATGTTTAAATACATTTAATAGATTTTTAGATGATTATTCATTTCTAACTAAAGAGTTACCTAAAAATTTATATTGTATCCCTCAAAATGAATCAATAATTGATTATGGTACATTTAAAGAAATATTTAACAAATACAACATTGAAGAGGTTTCTACCAATTTAAAAAACATTGAGGGTTGTGTTAACACAGATGAAAGATTTATTAATTTTAAACATGCCAATTCATTCTTTAATCAAGAATTAAAAGATTTGGTAATTAATGAAACTGTCGATAAATTAAAGTTAAAAAAACTTCAAACAGAATATGATTTAGTAATTAATTGTACTAATAATCACATAAAAGACAAAAACCAATCCAATTCGTTTTATGAACCAACTATTACATTAATTTATGAAAAAATTAATGAAACATCATTTGATGCATTAACATTGGTCGATGGGAAATTATTTTCAATTTATCCATATCAAAATAATGAATATACTATTACAGATGTTGAACATACTCCAATTAAAAAATTTAAGTCAGTTAAAAAATTAAATAAATTTATATCTGAGTTTAACACAGATATAATTAAAGAAAAACGGGATTTAATTGAATCTCGTATTAAAAAATACTATATTGATTTCACCAATGATTTTAAATATAAATCTTATTTTTTATCAACAAAATCAAAAATAGAAAATTTATCTGATGATAGGTCTCCTATTATCAGTATTGATGGAAATTTAATTAATTGTTTTACGGGTAAAATACAAGGAATTTATTTAATAGAGGATTACCTAAAAGAACAATATAATTTATGACAAGAGAAGAATTAACACAATTATTTGACACTTACCTTAAAAGAGATTTTAGTGATTACGAATGGAACACGAATTACGAAATTGTGAAGAATACCATAACACATCAAAAATTGATGACAGATTTAAAATTGGAATATTACTCACCGGGCATATTAGAAATAATGATATTTTACAAGGTATTTTAAGAAAAATTAAAAAATTAGACTATGATGTATTCATTCATACATGGGACAATATCGGTAAAAAAAATAATGAGACTAATTTAAATGATGTTTTAGAGATGGATAAAGTAAATTTTGAAATATCTAAAATACCTAATGTTAAATCAGTTTTAATTGAAAATAATAAAAAAGTAATAAGTAAAATTAAAACAATTAATGGATATTTTAATTACTCGTCTCCTGAGGTTTTTATTAAGTCACAACTATATTCAATTAACCAATCATTTAAACTACTTGAGGAATACTCTGAAAAAACTAAAACTAAGTATGACATTATTTTTAAATTTAGATTTGACACCAATATTGACACTTTTATATTAGATGATGATTTAATCAAAGATATTATTGAAAATAATATTATCTTTGTACCAAATGGAGATAATAATCATATTCATAGTGATTATGGTACTTCCTGTCATGCATGTGATACTATGTACTACAAATACGGATTAAAAAAAGTTCATATTTTTGCACATACAACAATTATTTGCGATTTGTTTGCATATGGTAGTTATAAATCAATGAAAGATTATTGTGACGTTTATAATCATTATGATAACATTAATAAATCATTTATTGATGAGAATATGGAATCATTAAAAACTAATGGTGAAAATGTGGTATTTGAAAATGGTAATTATATGATGCAAGGTTATGAAGGACACATTGATTCTTGTTATTATTTTAATTGTTCATATCCTGAAAGAGTACTTCAAGTTCATTTAAAAAAATATATGTTGATTCAATCAAAAAAAGTAAAATTAAATTTAGTTCGATGAAAATTATTATAGGAAACACGGGATTAGTTGGGACAACACTATGCGAATCAATTAATTTTGATTTAAAATTTAATAGCACAAATTTACCAGATTTTCCAAACATTGTTGAGGATGGGTCTGAATTATATTTAACTTGTTTACCGGCAACAAAATGGATGGTAAATAAAAATGTGACAGGAGATTTTGAAAATTTAATAAACATTTTGAATGTTATCAAACAAAAAAAATATTCTAAAGTTATTTTAATATCAACAATTGATGTTTACAATAATTCTCCATTAAAATCAAATGAAAATACATCCCCTTTAGTTCAAAATCTTAACTATGGGAATAATCGTTACTTATTTGAAGTTCTTATTAAAGAATACCTACAAACTGAAGAGTTAAAAATATTTCGATTACCGGCTTTATTTAATCGACACATTAAAAAGAATATACTATTTGATTTAATTAACAACAATAATGTTGAATCGATTAATTCAAATTCATCTTTCCAATGGTATAATTTAAATAACTTATCAAATGATATTATCAAATATTCAGAAAAATATCCAAACGAGACGGTGTTTAATTTATTTCCAGAACCTATCAATTCATTAGAAATTATAAATCTATTCCCATCTCTATCTAATCAAGTTAATTTTTCGGAAAACAAAATCGTTTATGATTTTACTACAAAATTATCTAATAATGATTATATTTCAACTAAAGAAGAAATATTAACAGAAATTAAAGAATTAATAAATGAACTTAGCATTAAGTAATTTTGCATGGGATACTCAAGAATCTGAAGAAACATTTGACACCCTAAAAAAAATAGGTATTACCTCAATTGAAGGTGTTTTATCTAAGTTAAATTCTTGGGAAGAATTATCTAATGATAAAATTACCGAATATAAATCATTATTAGACTCACAGGGTATTTCAATATTGTCACTTCAATCATTATTTTATGGGGTTAAATGTGATAGTATATTAGATGAAAATATTTTCATTACTCATTTCTCAAAATTAATTGAATATTCTAAATTACTTTCCGTAAATGTATTAGTTTTTGGTTCACCGTCTCTTAGAAAAAAATCAACAGGGTGGGATGTACTATTACCGTCAATTTTTAAAAAATTAGACATACTACTTGATGGTACCGGAATCCAAATATCAATTGAACCAAATTCAAAAATATATGGTGGAGAATATTTCTTTACAGTTTCTGAAATTGTTGATTTTATTACCCTTAATCAATTGAAGAATATTAAAACAATGATTGACACCCATAACATTATTTTGGAAGACTTAGACCCTATAAAAGAGCTTGAAGACAATTATGAATATATCAATCATATTCATATTTCAGAAAAAAAATTATCCCCAATTAACAATCCAAATTTTCACTTAAAATTTTCAAGTCAAATAAAAGAATTGGGATACAATAAAACAATCACATACGAAGTAATGAAATGCGAAAACATTATGGATTCTGTTAAAAATTTTTATGAAATTTATAAATAAAACAATATGAAAAAGTTATTAGTTACCGGAGGTCAAGGATTAGTAGGGTCTTCAATAAACTCTGAATATAAAATTGGTCGAGAGTTTGATTTAATTAATTTTGAAGAAACTCAAAAAATGTTCGAGAAATATAAACCAACTCAAGTAATTCATTGTGCTGGTAAAGTCGGTGGAGTTGGTGGAAATATGAATCACAAAGGAGAATACTTTTATGATAATATTATGATTAACACTAACGTAATAGAATCCGCAAGAAAAAATGGAGTCGAGAAATTGGTATCCTTTTTATCTACTTGTGTTTTCCCGGATAATGTTGAGTATCCGTTGACTGAATCAAAAATCCATTTAGGAGAACCTCATAATTCAAACTATCCTTACGCATATGCTAAACGAATGGCCGATGTCCAAATCAGAGCATATAGAGAACAATACGGATTAAATTATGTTTCAGTAATTCCAACAAACATATACGGACCAAATGATAATTTTTCATTAACTCATGGACACGTAATGCCAATGTTAATTCATAAACTTTATTTAGCTCAAAAAAATAATACAGATTTTACAGTATGGGGGTCAGGAAATCCATTGAGAGAATTTATTTTTTCAAAAGACATTGCAAAACTATCTGAATGGGCTGTCAATCATTATGACGAATCAGAACCAATAATATTTAGCACATCTGAAGAGATTAGTATTAAAGATTTGGTTGATTTATTAGTGAAAGAATTTAATTTTAAAGGTAGGGTCACATTTGATTCATCAAAACCTGATGGTCAATTTAGGAAACCATCTGACAATAGTAAATTAAAATCGTATTTACCCGATTTTCAATTCACTCCAATTGAAGAAGGAATAAAAGAAACCGTAAATTGGTTTATAACAAATTATGAAAATGCCAGAAAATAAAATAGCACTAATAACAGGAATTAACGGTCAAGATGGTTCTTATTTATCAGAATTTTTACTACAAAAAGGTTATGAAGTTCATGGAACTTTAAAACGTAATTCTGTTGCGGAAAATCAAACATCAAGATTAGAATCCATTTATAATAAAGTTAATCTACACTACGCCGATTTAACTGACTTATCTTCATTAATCAGTGTTATTCAAAAAGTAAATCCGGACGAGATTTATAATTTGGCAGCACAATCTCATGTTAGAATATCTTTTGACCAACCATTGTACACTGCAAACGTTACAGGTATTGGTACATTGAATATGTTGGAGGCGGTTAAATTAATTAAACCAAATACTAAAATCTATCAAGCATCTTCTTCTGAAATGTTCGGCAATTCAATTGATGATGACGGGTATCAAAGAGAAACAACCCCAATGAATCCTGTATCTCCATATGGATGCGCAAAAGTATTTAGTTATAATATATGTAGAAATTATCGTAATTCATACAATATGTTCATTTCAAATGGTATTTTATTCAATCATGAATCACCAAGAAGAGGAACAAATTTTGTAACGAACAAAGTATGTAAAGAGGCCGTAAAAATTAAATTAGGATTATCCACCGAATTAAAATTAGGTAACTTAGATGCAACAAGAGATTGGGGTCATGCAAAGGATTACGTTGAAGCTATGTGGTTAATATTACAAGAAAACACATCAGATGATTTTGTTTGTTCAACTGGAATATCACATTCGGTTAAAGATTTATGTGAATATGTTTTCAACAAATTAGAATTAAATTATAAAGATTACGTTAAATTAGATAATAAATTTTTAAGACCTGAGGAATTACATAACCTTAAAGGAGATTCAACAAAATTAAAAAAGTTAACAGGATGGACACCTGAATACACTTTTGAAAGTATGTTGGACGAAATGGTTGAATATTGGTTAAACCATTATAAATTAAATAAAAATTAAAAATGCAAAAACCGACAAGAGGTACAAGACCAAAACCAACTTCAACACCATTAAGTGATAAAGTTGATACAAGAACAAAAAAACAACTAATTTGTTCTTTGGTCAAAAAGAAAACTAAACAAAAGTTTCTATCGGAGAGTCAAAGAAAATATTACGATATTCTCAATAATAATCAAATCACAATTTGTTCAGGACCTGCAGGGGTAGGTAAAAGTTACATAGCAATGAAAGCAGCTGTGGACTTATTATTAGACGAGAACAATGCATATGAAAAAATAATCATTGTGCGTCCAGCGGTTGAAGCAGAAGAAAAACTTGGGAGTTTACCCGGAGGTGTTGAAGAAAAATTAGACCCTTACATTTTTCCATCATACTATCTTTTAAATAAAATAATCGGTAAAGAAACAAGAGAAAAATTAAAAGAAATTGAGGCAATTGAAGTTTTTGCATTGGCATATATGAGAGGAATGAATATTGACAATTCAATATTGATTTTTGAAGAAGCTCAAAATTCAACACCTAGTCAAATGAAACTTCTTCTAACAAGAATTGGATTTAATTCAAAATTTTTCATTTCAGGAGATTTAGAACAATTTGACAGACATAAAGATAAAACACAGACCGGATTATGGGATGCGTTAAAAAAGTTCCAAGATTTAGACGATGTTGGGACATTTGAATTTAACCCAGAAGATGTGGTAAGAAATCCACTAATATCTAAAATATTAAAAAGATACGAATAATGAGGATTGCAATAGAATTAAATGGGGTATTGAGAGACACTTTAAAAAAAATACAACAGGAATATGAAAAATGGTATTTAGAAAATCCATTCACTGACCCTGACGAAGAATTTGAATACCAAGTTATTTCAGAACTTAAAAGTTTAGATATAACAAACCATTTAAAATTTAAAGATGAAGATGAATTGTATAATTTTCTATACAAAGAACATACTATGGAAATTTTTGGGCATGCAGGGTCTGTCGAAGTATCAAGTATGATGGATTTTAATGAGTTTTATTTGGATGTTAGGGATAATCATGACATTTTAATTGTCTCGGATGAGATGGGTAAATCAAAACCAGCATCATTATTTTTTATCTCAAAATTTGGGTGTTTGGTAGAAACAGTAAAATTTTACAGTGAAACCACAATAAATTCTATGTGGGATTCAATAGACGTTTTACTTACTGCAAATCCTAAACTATTATTAGAGCATCCTGAGAATAAAACGGTGATTAAATTCAACACCAATTACAACTCAGAAATTAACATCGAGCATTCAATATCAAGTATTAAAGAGCTCAAATCTAAAATATCAGAAATTTATGATTAATGTATTAGGAGAAACTTATTATGTTGACTTAGACTTAGTTGAAGAGTATATTGGAATACCGAACAACGAAGTGTCAATGTCAGGTGAAACATCTGAAATGAAAATAAACATTATTAAGTTTGACTTAGTTAAAATGTTATTAGACACAGTATTAACTGAACATGAAGATGGAGATGAAACTTTGGGGATGAAACAATCATCAAACACAAGTATTCCGTTTAGAATCGCATTCAACAGCTTATTAAATAAAAAACTTATAAATCACTATTAAAATATGGAAAATTCGTTAGAAGAAAAAGTAAAACAATCTATCCTAACATTAAGAGACAAACAAGCCCGAATTTACCTATTAGTTCAAGATACTAAAGGTAACGCAAGAGCATCTGTCCGTTATATGTATCAAATGGGTAAAACATTAAAAGACAATGGGTTTAACCCAATTATACTTCATGAAAAGGCTGATTATGCGGGTGTTGTCGCATGGTTAAGTGAAGAGTATATGGAGTTACCACATAAATCTATTGAAGGTCAAAACTTGGAAATATCTCCCGAAGACTTTTTAGTTATACCTGAAATATTTGGTTACGTTATGGACCAAGTAAAACAATTACCGTGTGCCAAAATTGTTTTAACACAATCTTACGCATATATGTTGGAGACATTACAACCAGGTCAAACTTGGGCACAATTTGGGTTTATGAAGTGTATTACAACTAATAACAAACAAAAAGATTATATCGAGAAAGTTATGAGAAATTGTTCTTTTGATATTCTTGAACCTTATATTAGTGAGTCGTTCGAACCTAAATCTTTACCTCCAATGCCAATCATTGGTATTCACACTAAAGACCAAAGTGATGCCGTTAATTTAATTAAGACGTTCTATCTAAAATTCCCACAATATCGTTGGTTTACATTTAGAGATTTACGAGGTTTATCTGAAACTGAATTTGCTAATTCACTTAAAGATTGTTTTGTAAGTGTTTGGGTTGATAATGAAAGTGGTTTTGGAACATTCCCATTGGAATCTATGAAATGTAATGTACCGGTCATTGGTAAAGTACCTAATTTACCACCTAGTTGGATGAATGAAGATAATGGAATATGGATAACAGACCAAACGTTACTTGCGGATGTTGTTGCAGATTTTATCCAAAATTGGTTAGAAGATAACATTAAACCTGAAGTTTATCAAGAAATGAAAAAAACCTCAGAACAATTTTCAGATAAACAAAAATTCGAATCAACTGTAGTTACCTTATTTGAAGGTTATTTAAACACAAGAGCTGACGCGTTCGAACAACAAATAACAAAAACAGAAGAATAATATGGAAAACAAATTATCACTTTCAATTATATTACCAATTAAATCTTCAAAAGCAAAAGATTTTGAAGATTATTTTAACAAAGCAATTGAGTCTATTAAAAACCAACAAGTTGGTATTGAGGAATTAATTATAATACATACTTCGGAAGAGTCGTTAGTCTCTCATTTAAATGGGTATGATTTTGGAGACTTAACCGTTACTAAATTACTTTGGGATAAAGACCCAAGTTATATGGACCAAGTTAATTACGGAATTAAAAACGCTAAAGGTAAATGGGTTTCATTGTTTGAGTTTGATGACGAGTACTCATCAATTTGGTTTAAAAATGTTAAAACATATGCCGAGGCTTATCCTGAAATACAAATGTTTTTACCTGTAGTTGTTGAAACTGACGATAAAGGGGTATTTGCAGGGTTTACAAATGAAGCAACATTTGCCGCTAACTTTACTCAAGAAGTTGGATTTTTAACTAATGACACATTACAAAATTATCAGAATTTTCAAACTGCCGGTTCAGTGTTTAAAAAAGAAATTATTGAAGATTTTGGTGGTTTCAAATCATCAATTAAATTAACATTTATTTACGAATTTTTATTAAGATTAACGTATAATTCAGTTTCAATTATGACTATCCCTAAACTTGGTTATAAACATACTAATATGAGGGAAGGTTCAATATTTTGGAATTATAAGTTTGGAGAGTCTGTAATGACAGAAGATGAGGTTAAGTTTTGGATTCAAACAGCAAAACGAGAATATTTCTTCGTTGAGGATAGAGCCATAAAGTATGAACCATCTAATGAGTAAATGCAAGAAACTCTATCTGCGTCAACAGAAGATGTTTTATCAAAAAAAAGAGGTAGGAAAACCGTTAACTTAAACTATTTTGCAGAAAAAGAAGAATTAGCTGTAAGGAATTTTTTAATCGCCGAAACCTTTGAGGAAAAAAATAAAATTTATAATGAATTTTTAAGAGCACCTCTCGATAAGATGATATCTTCTATTATTAGACGATACAAATTATATCGTAAAGATATGAATTTTATTGAAATTCATACCGACACTCATTCTTTTTTAATGACAAAAGTTGATAAATTTCAACCGTCAAAAGAAAAGAAAGCTTATTCGTATTTTGGTACTATTTGTAAAAATTATCTAATGGGTCAAATTATTAAAGACCAAAAAGAAACAAATAGGAAAGTGTCTTATGAAGATATTTCCGCGAGTATTGAAGAAAGACCTGATATGATATATAGAATTGATGACGACATTGTAGATACAAATGCCGTCATCAATGAATATTTAAAAGAATTAAAATTATTCATAGATAAAGAATCCTTGAATGATAATGAAAAAAAATTAGGTTATGCTCTTATTGATTTATTTGATAATTATGAGGAAATTTTTTCGGGTGCCGATAATAATAAATTCAATAAAAATGTCATCCTTTTATCACTAAGAGAAATGACTAATTTAAGTACTAAAGAAATTCGTAGTTCAATTAAACGATTTAAAAAACTTTATCTAATTATTCAGGTAAAGATGAAAAACTAAACGGAAAGTATTTATTATTATGGCAAGACCTACAAGAAAAGAAATCAATTTTTCAAAAGATTCTATATTATCGCTTATGCAAGAAATCTATAATGAACTTGTTGAGCAAAGACAAACTGCAATTAGAATTCAAAACAAAATGTTGGCTATGTTGAAAGACCCTTCGGATATGATAACTATTGGACCGGTAATTGAAAAACAACAAAAAATCGTTAATGATTGTGTTGAAAAGAAAATTAGTCTTTCTAAATTACAATCAAGTATTTGGGAAAAATCTAACAATAATACTGAATCATTTTCAATGGCAGATTTGGATGAAGATTTATTAAATAATCTTATTGACAAAGATGTTTCTGAAGATTTAGAAAATTATAAAATGAAATAAGATGCAGAGCGTACCATCCGGAGGAGGAAGTAGTGGAAGTATTGATTTAAATAACTCGGAAGAATCCATAACCGCAAGAATAAAGTCCTATAAAACTTATAGGGAGGTATCTGATGCCGAAAAAAACTTAAGAAAAACAAGTGGAGATGCATTATCTAAGTCTACTTCGCAATTAGCAACACAACTTGATAAAATAAAAGACCTTCAAAAACGTTATTTAAAAGACCCTCCAAATTCAACAGATAAGTTGTTAGATTTTTTGGGGGAAACACGAGGTAATGGTAATGAAACTACAAAATACCTTAGAACTAAAGTATTAGAAGTTGCCGCAAAAATAGAACCAAAAATAGCGGGTATTGTTAAAGAACAAACAATAAAGGCGTTAGGTTGTTCTCAAGAACAAACATATAAAGGACTTTCGGTTAATTTTAATCCTAATATAACACCATTATCAACATTACCGGCAGGGGAAGGAATATACATACCAATACAATCAATTGACTTAGCATCAAGTTTAAAATTATCCCCAAAAACTCCTTTTGGTCAGATTTTTTATGAAACTGAAGAACCGTCTGCCAGTCCAATTTTTAGACCTTATGGTGGTACTAAAGCGTTTCCGATGAATAAACAATTATATATTTTAACGGAATCTCAATATTCTAATCAATCGTTTGGTCAGATTAACGGTCAAACATATAAAGGTAAATCCGGTAGAAATTTATTTGATTTACAATACACCAGAACAAATAATTTAGGGTTAACCGGTGATTTTTATCGTGTTGCATTAATTGATAGGTTAGATAACAATGGTAATATTTCAAATAATGTTGGTGAGTTTTTATCTGATTATTATAGTACAATCAAATTAGTTGATTCAACCGATATTGAAATGAGATTAATCAATTTATTATCAGGAGCAATTAGTATTAATTCGCAAATTGGTAGTGGTCCATTGTCATCACAATCAAAATTCTATATAATAGCACAAAGAATTTTAGGTTTATGTTTTGATTCAAGGCAAGAAATTGATGTTAGTGGTTCTGCTAAAATCGCTGAACTAGATGGTGTCGATGATAGTTTTTTTGAATTTACTGAAATTGACTTAAGAAATATTGATAACGAAATTTCTAATGTTCAAAATGGGGTTATGGAATTTGAAGATTGTGAGAACGTAAAATTACCTGTAGATACTCAAGTATTAATTGACCAACTTATTAATTTTAGAGACGAGTTGAGCGGTCAAACTACTCAACAACAAGTTGCTTCGATGTCAAATATTATTGACTCAATCTCACAAAACCCTAAGTGGGACCCTTTAATACCTTCCAATTTTAATGCGTCTGTCGCCATTGATAAAAATGTTATTAAACAAATACCATTGGCTGTTGCGTCAGCGGTATTATCACCTAAAGTTTTATTACCGTTATACACACTATTAGCAACGGTACAATCCGCAGCGACATATACGTATAATCAAAATATTACAAGTGCTAATACCATAATTCAATCCGGTAACACAGTTGGTGGTAGTGCAAGCAATGTTGTTACAAGTGGGGTAGATTTTTTAAACAAATATAGAACTTTTTCAATTCAAGTAATATCTTTAATTAGTAATGAATTTTTAAAAATATTATTTCAAGAATTAAAAAGAGATATTTTAAATTTAGTCTCAATTATTATTAAAGATGTTAACCAATCTAGTCGACTAAAAAAATATACAACTATTTTAAAATTAATACAAATTGTTTTAATAGTTGCTCAATTAGTAAATGACTATCGAAAATGTAAATCTTTAATGAGTAATATACTCGCATTATTAGATGCTGTAAATAATATTGGAATTAAACCACTAATTTCACGTTCAGAAATACCTGAAGCATTAATTAGATTCGCAGATTTTCTTCCAGGGTTTTCTCCTGAAAGAGCAACTATTAACACAATTCAACTTTTACAAGCGGTCGGAATCCCTACAGGAACCTTACCTGACGGTACCCCAAATTTAATGTTAATATATAATTTAGCGTCAAATAGAGGTGTCACTAAGGAAAGAGCAGAAAACGAAAAAGTTGAGGTAGTTATGAAAACACCATTTACAGGAATCGGAAAACCATTTTAAATATGAAAAAAGAAGAATTTGAAAATATAATTAAAGAACAACCAAATCTTAAAAATTTACCTAATCAAAAGTTAGTTGAATTTATGGATTTATTATCTTCAGATTTTGAAGGTACTAAAGAGAATATTATTAACTCAACTCGTTATTTAGATAAATTAGAAGAATTATATAATAACACTTTAAAAGTATACCAAGAAAGAAATAACAATGAGTAGACCACTATTTTTTCAATGTATTGTAATAGATAATCAAGACCCATTAATGTTAGGTCGTGTTCGTGCTAGAATATCAACCGAAAATTATGAAGACACACTTAAAAGTGTGGGTTGGAACCCAGAAATTGACCCTTGGTCCCCTAAAGACCCTTTAGTTTTTAATACATTATTACCTTATTTTGTTTATCAAGTACCAAAAATAAATGAGTTAATTCAAGTTTTTTATGTAAATAGAGATTTTAAATATCAAAATCAATATTACATACAAAATAGTTTTTCAAGCCCAAGAGCGTCATATGGTGAATATAATTTTGGTGCGAATGTACATACCGGAACAGGATTACAAATTGCGAACCCTCAAGATTTAAAAAATAAAAATGGTAGTTTATCTACCCCAATATCTAATGGGGTTTTTCCTGAACCAGGTGATAATGCAATATTAGGTCGTGGTAGTGCTGATTTAATTGTAAAACAAGATGAGGTTTTATTAAGAGCCGGCAAATTTACTGATAATACTTTACAACCAACAATACCTCCAATAGGTAACGAAAATAGAGGTTATTTACAATTGACTCGTTTTAGTAGTACTAAAGAAAGTTTATCACCTAAAACTTATTTTGAATTTAAAGACCAAGTAATTTTAAATAATTATTTAATTGAATGGACATTATCAAACCCTGAAAACACTCAAAATAAATTTACTGGGTCAGTTTATTTATATCAATTAAAGCCTGATTCATCGGTTAACACCAAAAATTTAACGGTGGGAAGTATTGTAAACGAAAATTTAAAAAGATTAGTTTACACACAATCATTTGCGTTATTATCAAAAACTGACACAATAAAATTTATAAATGATTTTATTAAAACTTGTAATTCTAAAAATGTTAGTTCTACCGGTGATAGATTATTTCCAGTTGTTGGTACAAAATTTCCAATATTTTTTAGACCGACAAACTTAATGTATAATAAGTTAAAATCGACTAATTCAACTGAAGTTAAAAATATTTCAGAAATATATAAGTCGATAAAATTGAATAGTGCGGACCAAGGAGGTTATGGTATTATTTTAAGTCAAGATGTAGTTAGTTTAACAACACCATTGACTCCTGTAAAAGTAGTAGTACCTCAATCAAAAGAAATTGTTGGTATGACAACTTATGGAGCATTAGGTAGTGATGTTTTATTTTTACTTTCAAATACTTCTCAAATTCCGGGTAAAAACAAAATTAATTTAAAAGACACATTATATGGAATTTCTGCTGATACATTTTCAAATGAAATAATACCAAATACTTCAAGTATGGTTCGTGGTGAAGAACTTTTAGAATTAATTAATTTGATTGTTAGATTTTTAGTTAGTCATACCCATGCTTATCCTGGATTAGCGCCAGTTACTATAACAGAAGACGGTTCAAACGTTTCAAACCTCTTACAAGAACTACAAAATGCGTATACTAAAATACTTAATACAACTATTCGACTTAATTGATATTTATAATTAAAAAGGTAAATGTCAATTTTAAGGTCTTACATAGATAAAAACAACACCATCATTTCAAACTCTTATGTTAATACAGGAAGGAACCCTGTTATTGAGTTAAATTTTGGTGCGTCTGATTTAATAGTTCCCAACTTTGGTTATACAAGATTCATCTTTGATTTAGATTTATCACTACTACGCCAAAACATCCAATCCGGAGTAATATCAACAGGTTGTACTACGGGGATGACTCATACACTAAACATGACCAACACATCTTCGTTTGATAATGAACTGTTAAATACTTTCATGTCTAACGAACGAAGAAGGGCGACCTCATTTGATTTAATCTTATTCAGAATACCTCAAATTTCCGGAACTACCGGAGGAGCTCAAGGATGGGATGAAGGTGTTGGATATGATTATAATAATTTTAATTTATCTCAAGGAAGTGCCAATGGGACATCAACCCCATTAACATTTGTCGATAGTCGAGCATATTCATCAAGACCATCAAACTGGTATCAAACAACAACAATTAGTAATTGGTCTCAACCGGGAATCTACGATAATAATAACCAAGGGGTTGTAAATTATTCAGGATTAACAATTGTTGCCCGACAACATTTTGAGTTAGGTAATGAAGACCTAAACATGGATATGTCCAATGAAATTAATGGTGTGTTAAATGGAACTATAACCGGTGTTACAGGATGGGGATTAGCATATCTACCTCAACTTGAAAACATATCCGGTCTTACCGATAGTTATAGTGTCGCATTCTTTTCAAGACACACACAAACTTTTTACCAACCATTTCTACAAACAACGTATGATGATTTAATTCAAGACGATAGAAATATATTTTTAAAGAACCAAGAAAATAAATTGTTTTTATACATTTATCAAAATGGGGATTTAGTTAATTTAGATTCAGACCCGTTTGTTAGAATTGAAGACCGAAATGGTGATGTGGTTAGTGGTATGGCATCACTAAACACTTGTTTAAGGGCAAAAGGAGTTTATGAAGTTATAGTACCTAATGGGTTTAGTGGAAGTCCAACACCTTGTCTATTCTACGATATATGGTCAGGTTTGACAATTAATGGTCAGGCAATACCTAATGTCCAAAATCAATTTATTCTTCAAGAATACAACGCAGGAATCCAAATTGGTTCAACATCAAGAGAACCTCAAAAATACGGATTTGATTTCTATGGTATTTTACAAAATGAACAAATTCTTAATTCGGATATTAGAAAAGTTGGTGTGACAATTAAAAAGGCATACACCGGACAGCAATTATTGTTGGACGTTTCATCTTTCTATAGAGTATACGTTAAAGAGGGAACTACTGAAGTTTTAGTTCAAGATTGGACACCTATTAATAGAACTCCAAATGAATATTACTTTATGTTTGATATGAGAGATAAAATACCAAATCAATATTATGTTGACATTCAAGTGAACACTTCAGGTGAGAAAGATACTTATAAGAAACAATTAACATTTAATATCGTAAATACAAAATAATATGACAAGAATAGTAAAATTAACAGAATCAGATTTAACAAGATTAGTTGAGAAAGTTCTCAAAGAACAAGAAGTAGCTGACTATATGTTCTTCAGTAATCTACAACAAATTAAAAGACAATGTGAAGTATTGTTAGAAATGGACCCTCAACAAATTGATGAAATTATTAATGAAGGAGGACATGATTGGGCTGATGACCACGTAACTGAAGCTAAAAATAACATGGACCAAGTATTCGATTTTTTAATGAACGAAACTAAAAAAGAATACATTGATTACGAAGACATTACTGAAGGTAGAAAGAAAACCGGAACTAAATTATGTGCAAGAGGTATGGCATCCGCCAAAGCTAAATATGACGTGTACCCCTCAGCTTATGCGAATGGACATGCTATTCAAGTATGTAAAGGTAAAATAAAAGGACTTGATGGTAAAAAACATTGTTCAGGAGCATATTGTTAAAAACTAAAAAAAACCTTCAAACTTGGAGGTTTTTTTATTTTATAAATTATTTTTTTATTATGTTTTGGTAATATCAAAAATATGATTATCTTTGTGGTGTTAAAAAATACTAAACAAATGAGAAGATATTTTAAAAGATTATTTAAGAGATTATGTTTAAGAATCTATTTAAGATTTAAAAGCATATCAAGAACTAATATGTCGTCTGTTGATGCAAATGAAATTAAGTCCTCCGCGATTTGTAGAAAATTAATTGCACATCCGGATTCAACTTTTTTAATTGCACCATTATCTCAGAAAAGATACATCAAAAATGATTCTTTAGGTGTGTTTATTGTTTTATCCAACAATAGAATTAACATTACCAATCACGTTTATAATTACGACGTTAATTTAAATCAAACTATTTCCGATAAACTAAATGGTATTTTTGATAAAAAAGTGGAGGCTTTACGTTTAGAATTTGAAACTGAAATTAAAAGTCAAATTAAACATTCATTAACCACCATACTTGGAAAATTAACCTAATTTAATTTTTATATTGTTCCTTAATTATTTTGATGATTAAACCTCTTAACGATTCGTTTTGAGGTTTTTTTGGTTTATAACTAACCATTGTTGGTTTGTTACCTTTACCAATTTTAGGGTCTTTCTTTTCTTCTCTACGTTTTTGTGAACAAGCAGATTTTTTTTGACTATCACTCATTTTTCCCGCAACACCAGCTGCTCGACATTTTGGGTAACTTTTTGGACTTGCATCAGGTCGACCACATGGTGGATGTTTTCCATCAACTTTGCGACAAATATTAACCCAAGGACCTTTTGGTTGTTTAGACCCTTTTGGTTTTTTCTTAGTACCAAACCAAACCGCTAAATCCTCTCTTAATAAATCTTCTTTAATAGGCTTACCATCTAAGGTAGGGTTAATCGCAGAACCTTCTTCATCATTTTGACCTTGATAACTTTGTTTTTGTTTCATTAACCTTTTTGAAATTTTTATTGTTCTGTTTTCAATTTCTTTTCTTTTTTGTGGAGTTTCTTTATAATCACCATCAGCCTCCTCATACGCCAATTCAGCATTTGAATAATGATAAACACTATCAGTAAATGGACCTAATTGTTTTTCCCCCCAAATTTGAGGAGCTAATACTATTGGAACTTTAATTGAACCTGAATTTCCGGAACCGGTTGCTTCACTAATCTTATTCTTTTTCATATATTTAACTTATTAATAAATATACAATTTAACAATAATGGAACACGAAAGACAACCAATTGGATTATTATTTGATAGTGTGGGGTACAATTCACCTGATGATGTAGATAAATTAACGGATGAAATGACAATCACTCAATCTTTTTACCTTTTAACTGAAGCATTACATTATGTTCACAAAACTAGATTATTCACAATGCAAGAAACAGAATTGGTTTCAAAGTCATTAAGAATGTTACATAAGGTAATATCGGATAATCCCAACGAATCCGAAACAACAGAATAAAAAAAAAAGGTCTCACGGGACCTTTTTTTTTTATTGTTAATATATTATTGCTCTTATAAATTCTTCTGATAATGAAGGTTTGTGAATCACAATTGTTTTACCTTGATTTTTTTCAATCAATTTATCTAAGGTTATTTTAAATGTGGTCATTATCAAACTACGCCCATTAACGTTTATTCCAATTTCATCAGTGTATTTAATTTTAGTTTCTTTCGGTTTTGTTAAATCATTACCACAAGTTGGACAAAATTTAAAATTAGATTTTACTTTTGTATTACATTCTTCACAATATTGTCTGATATCCTGAGATGTCTTATTTTTAGTTGTTAGTGGTTGTATCTTATACAATATTTGATGAGAAGTGTAAGAATTAAATTCCTCATATGAATTTTGGAAATTTTGGTCAGATTCTCCACCTTTTTCAACTCTACCTGTTTCGATTGATTTTTTACTACGAGTACGAGGTACACTTAAATCAACTGATGATGTGTTTGTGTAATAAGCATTTGTACCACCATTAAAAGTTGCAGTATTAGTTGTAAATGTGGTTGGAGAAACATAACCACCTGTGTGATTAATGTTTGTACTAATTAAAGTATTATTCCATGGACGATATGTGTCTGAATAACCACCAACAAGGTTATTCATCTGAATAACTCTTTCATCGTAGAACTCTATCCTCACATCCCCGTTTAACGTTATTGCCGATTGATTTTCGGAAGTATTATTAACAGAGTAGGTACTGAACTGAAATTTATTATTAGTGTCTAAAAACCTCTCTAAAAAGATTCTTTCACCCGGTCTTAAAACTAAACCACTTTGAGAGATGTAATCTCCATTCAATTTAATTTTACAAAGTACTGTTTTTCTTGTTGGGTTATGAATTTCGAATTCGAAATTGTCTTGGTCTTCCATGAAGACTACGTGTCCATTGTAGATTTTTAGACGCGATTTTTTCTTTGTGATGTGAGCATTTGGTTTGCTCACCGCAGTTGTGTAATTCATTTTACTTAATTTTATAATAGTTAATGACTATGTTACTGATACCTTCGTGTCCGTGAATACTCAAAAGTCAAAATGACTCGGGACCAATAATCTAAAATCTATGAATAAATATATGTGAAAAAATTTTGCAGTGTAGTAAAAACTATTTATATTTGTAGAAAATTTATAAATTATGAAAAAATTATTTATTACTTTAGTATTACTTGTTGGAACATTAACATTTTCTCAAACTAAACCAAAAACAAAAGACATCGATAAGGATATCAATGTCTTATTAGATTCATTATCTAAAGTCTATAAAGTAAAAGTTGGTTCAGTTATTGTTGAGGATTATCCTAATTTAAGAGTCACGTCAATTGCCTATTATCAAAACGATGAATTAACCTACAAAGTTATTCAAACAGAAAAAAACCCAACAAAAAGAAATATATTTGGCAACTATTAAATAGTTTTATTACAGTTTGCGGTGACACTATATCCGGTTTTAATCTTATATGTTCCAATTGGTGAATAAACTTTAAGTCCTGATTCTCCAGAAGGTCCATTAAAATTTAAAGTTACTGGGCCTGTTTGTTGTGTATAAACAACAAATTCTTTAACACCTTGTTCACATAAACGTTTAAGGTCGTCTAATGGGTCACCAACTTCATCATTTCCTCCACCAAAACTTTTTGTTGGGTCTATTAAAAGTTGTTTAAATAATTCTTCATAACTATTGGCAGTTATTTTAATAATTTTACTACCACTAACCGATACATTATTTTTTAAATTAATAAGTGTTAATTGGTAAACATATAATGGAACCCATTTAAAATTTCTATATACATGAGCACGTGTTGTAACATATCCGGTGTCTTGAGTTATTACATTATTTTTATTAGTAACAATTAATCTATCAGGAATACTTCCGGTATCAAAAGTTATAACACCTTTACCAAATAATTTTTCATTGGTTAACACATAATCATACCTTTCTTCACCTTGTCCTGCGTTTATTTTTCTACCGGGCCATTGACAAATATTTTGGGAATCCGAATCTCTAACCTCTCCAGTTCCTTTAATATCGAAATTAACAAATTGTTCCTGTTTGTATAATTTAATTAATTCAGGATTTTTACTGTCACCTTTAGTTTTATCATATGGTGTTTTACCTAAAACAACTTGGCTAACATCCTTAGGTCCTTCAATAATTAAAGTACCGTTTTCAATTAACTCAGGAAATATTTCTTGAAAATATTGTTTAACCGAATTGGCTCTTGCCAAAGCTAAACTTCCTTTTTCTTCAAACCCTTTTGGATTTGTAACATTTGATTCTCCCGCACTAATGTTTACAATAAATTCGTTACCACCACTTTTTTTAATAAATTCTTCAATTTTAGGTTTTAACGCAACAATGGAATTTTTAACAACATCAGATTGATATTCACCAAATTTAAATTGATTTCCAATTTTTTGTTCTGGAAATACCGTATTATCAGATGATGTAGTTGTTTTAGTCACAATTGGTTGTACTGCTTGTTCTAAAGTTAAGTATTGTCTATTTGTTGCAGATTCATGAAGATTTAATATCCTATTTCTCTCATCTTCATCTATATTCCATGTTTGTTTAATCATTTCAACTATTTTATAATAAATATAACCAAAAAATTTTGTGGGTAATTAAAAAATATTTATATTTGTACAAATATTAAAACATCTACACATATGAAAAACTTAATTACCATCATTCTTTTTATTTTTATTTCAAATTTATCATTTGGTCAAATTCAAGCCGTAAAAGCGGGGAACTATTATGAATTAAATGATTTGTGGAAACGTGATTCCATATCAGTTAAACAATTAATGGATACCTACAAATTAGATATCTCTAATTTAGTTTATGTTAAATTTTTTGGCGATTTTGAATTAAGTCAAGAATTACACGATAACTACTCTTACACAACATATGTTTATGCACTAGACAAGAAAACAGGTGTTGTCACTATGGAATCAATTCCTCACGTAAATAAAATACCAAAACCTAACAAATATGTTATGGTTTATTGTTTTGATAATTATACTGACAGTAAAATTATTAATATTAAGGTATTTTAATAAAAAAAAAAAGGGTCTATTAAGACCCTTTTTTTTATTGTTGTTGTTTCATTATTTGAGGAAGTTTAATAATTAATCTTCTATTAGGTGCCGTTTGATTTTCATCTGTTACGTCAGGCCATTTTTTACCCTTAGCAAATTGGTCAGTTTCTCCAATACCTTTAGGTATAAAATTTAATTTAATTCCCGGTAAACTATTTTTAAGAAGTGAAGCAATTGTTTCTGCTCTTTTTTTAGATAAATCCATATTATAATCTTTTCTTTTTTGACCTGTTTTAAGTTTACCTTCAGGGTCTTCATCGATAGATGCTGATGATATTACTTCTACATCTCCTGTAGCATCAGAATAATTAGTTTTAATTGATTTGATAAAATCTTTAAATTCTTGTTTAGCCTCATCTGTTAAATTAGTCTCATTAAATCTAAATGGACTTTCAATATTTAATTCAAATGGTATATCTGTTGGTATGTCTTCAGGTGTTTCAGGTGTAGGTTTATTTGAAAAATATTTAGCACTAACACCAGGAAACAATTGTATTAAAATTCCTTTATTACCTTTTTTAACATACATTACTGGTGATATTGTATCATCTTCAGATTCTTCATACCTACCTTCTAATAAAGTTATATCCATCGCCACTATTTTTGCGGTATAAACTGTTGGTACTCCAACTTTTGTTTTGTCAAGTGCATGTGGAAGTCTTTTGTCTGAGAATGGGGGTGACATAGCAATAAGTTTATATTCAACATTATTATATTGCATAGGTCTAATACCTTGTGAGGATAACGAAGTTGCACCAATTTCATTCCAATATTCGTCAGTAATTTTAAAATTTAAACCCCAACCTTTATCGGAAATTAACTCCCCTGATTTATAATTAACTTTAAAATTATATAAATCACCACCTATATAAGTCCAAGGAGTCGCCTCTTTATTTTTTCTATCATCCCATACTGAACAGTATAAGTAACCTTCGTTAATTTTAAAATATAGTGGAGTATTAACTATTTGATAATAAGAATCATCTATTACTTCTTCGTTTTCTTGTTCTGATAAGTACAATCTTTTAGTTGCACTCTCATGAAGATTTAAAATTCTATTTTTTTCATCCTCATTTATATTCCAATTCTGTTTAATCATTTCTATTGTTTTACTATAAATACTTCGAAAAAAAAAAGAGGACAAATATTTGTCCTCTTTTTGGTATATCATAAGATATTGATTATCTCAATTCTCTTAAGTCGAATGTTCTAACACCATCAACTGTGATACGTCCGTAGAAACGGTTATTAACCATTTTCTTAGCGTAACGTGTCATAATACCTTTGATAGGTGTAAAGTTGAATGGGTTATACATTGTTGGAGTTAATTGTAATGGTACGTATGGTGCGTAGATATAACCTGTGTCTAACAATGATGTTCCTTTGTGTCCCATTAACACTTGGTTTGGTGGGAAGTAAGGGTCACGGTAAACTTGGTAACGTCCTGCAAGAGTACCAACTCTTTCAATACCCATGTTGTATTGGTCTTGCTCAGGAGAAGCGTTTGATACGTGGAAGTATTCTAAATCGTCAAAGATAGCTGAGATTTCAGAAGAAACTACAATCCAGTTCGCTCCACCTCTTAATGTAGATTTGTGGATTTGAGCAGAAATTTGGTTAATCGCTGTGATAAGCGTTTGGTTCCAGTCTTTTTGAGTATAAGGAACTGCAGAAGACCCTAAACGTTTCCAACCATTGTAATCCCAACGTAAGTTCCATGCCGCACCTTTACGTAAATCTCTTAAGATTTCACGGTCGATTTCAGCCGCAACTTGCTCAGATAATAAAGCTGTTAATTCAGCTTCAGCATCGATGTTGTGGAATGCAGCAACGTCTTGAGCCATTTCAGGAGACCATTGTGCTCTTAATTTTCTTTCTGTTACAGAAACAGTTACTGACATTAAGTCAAAAGAAACTTCACCGATTCTATCTTCAAACTCTAAGTTTCTGTAGATTCTATAACTTGCAACGAATGCGTTGTTAGTTTCTGTGTTACTTGAGAATGTTGAACCTGTGTAACCGTCCATTGAACCACCACAAGTAATACATACTGGTACTTGTAAATCAACCTCTAAGTAAATTTTTCCTTCAGCATCACATAAGTCGTCATATTGACCACCACCTGTTTTACTTTCAGGGAATAATAAACTCTGGTTATTATTTCCGTACTCAACAATTCCTTTACCGTATCTTTGAGTCACAACTCTAAATAAGTAAGCGTTATTTGCATTTGCTGCAGTTGTTGGGTTTGTAGAAATACCTTTAATTGTTAAATCAGCTAAGAAAGATTCGTTATCCATTGGTTGACCATCAGGACCGATTAATTTACCTGCCCCATTACTTGCGAAACCTGACATAACAATTAATACTTTTCTATAATCAGATGTTCCATATCCTGAAACAACTAATTGGTCACCAGCCCATGCAACAGTAGAGACTTTAGTCCCATTAGTACTTAAATGTGTAACTGCTGAGAATTGTCCTTTTGAATAGTCATATAAACCTGGTGGGTCTAAAGCTGGTTCATTACCTTCATAGAATCTATCGTAAAGGTCTTTAGTGTTGTTGTAGTCGTAACCACTTCCTGGTCCATCAGGACCGTCAATTGCGTTATCATACCCAGGTGCTCCGTAAGGTTTACGGTGAATACCATTAGTAGATGTTGAATCTTCAGTATACGCTTGAATGTTTGGTACGAAGTAGAATAATTTACCAATTGGTAAGTTCATAGCTTGTACAGAAACGATGTCGTTAGATAATAATTTAGAGAATACTCTTCTAACAATTGGGAAAACCACTGTTTCAAATGCACCTGTATCAGATGTAGATGATGCTTCGTTAATTAAATACGATGCTTGGTTTTCATATAATTGTGCAACGTTTTCTCTCATGTGACCTTTAAGACCCTCTAAGAATCCTAATTTGTCCCATTTGTTGATTGTGTCTTCTTTGATAACTTTAAGGTGTTTCAACCCGATGTTACCAACTAATCCTGATTCTAATAATGCTCCCATTTTAAAATATTTTGTTTTTAATTTTTATTTATTTATTTTGATTACCCTAATTTACTCATTAAATCTTTCATTCTCATGAATTGCGGATTTTCGTAAGTTTTTGATTCAATTAAAGTAGTCGATGAACCTGTAGATACTGTTTTTTGAATTCTGTTTTCTACTGATTCACTAAGTGATTTTTTAATTTCCGGTTTAGATAATTCACCTTTAATTGACTGATAAAGATTTTTAGATTCTTTTAAAGTTTCAACATCGTCAAATCTTCTTAAGATATTAATTTTCTCTTTTTTAGTAGTCGAATGTTCAGTAAACAATCTAGTTGCATATGCCAAGTTTGAATTGAAGATTGCAACTTCGTTAAGTTTTTCTCTGAAAACATTTAACGCTTTTCTGTATTCTTCATTTTTTTCTCTTAACATAGTCACCTCTTGAGTAGATTCTACTTTTACTCCATTTTTACCGTAAACATAATTTCTGTTATTAGTAATCGCTTTTCTAAGTCCTCTACCTTCTTTGGAACCCATTCCGTATGTTCTAGCAGCTTCTTTTGTTTCTTCTTTTTCAAAAGCTTTTCTTTTTAAAGTATCACCTTTTTTAGTAGTGTAATCTTCTTTACCTTTCATGGTTTTAGATTTTTCACCCTTATTCATTCCGTAATCACCTTCTTTTGTTTCTGCCTTTACAACTTTGGATTTTCCTTCCATATTTCCACCCTCTTTGTATTCGAATTTAGCTTTACCTGTACCTACAGATTTTGGACCTTCTTTTTTATTTTCATCGAATCCACCACCGGCTTTATCTTTGTAAGTAAATTTAGGTCCTGAGCCAACTATACCTTTAGGTTTAACTGTTGATTTTCCTTCTCTCACAGCTCTTCTTGGGTTGTAAGACTCTCCTAAGTCCTCTCCGTCCTCTAAGTCCACCATGTCTTCACCGTCTTCTTCGTCGATAAATTTTTCTTCTTCATCGTCTTCAAATACAATTTCGAACATAATTCCTTCAGAATCTTCAGAATCTTCGATATCGTCAACATCACCGTCAGCAAAAATTGCATCAATAACGTCATCAGTTGTTTGGTCATCCATTTCACCTAATTCTTCAAAATTAAATTCCGTGTCATCCATTTCTTCATCCATATTATACTCATAGATATCGTCTTCAGATTCACCAAGTTTAACTAAATACTCTTCATCAGTATCATTATCAGTTAAGTGGATATCATCACCGTCTTTTTTTACAATGATTCCATCTTCTTCACCCATAGCTTTAAATACTTTCAGAATTTCTTCATCTGATGCACCTGTTAAGTCGATTGGACTTTCGTCTGAATCCATGTCCATATCAAAATCCATTTCAATGTCCATTTCATCTTCGTCTTCATTATCAGCATCCATGTCAAAATCCATTTCCTCTTCATCAGAGTCCATTTCATCATCCATGTCAACATCTAATTCAACCTCATCATCTTCTAAATCTTGTTCAGAAAGAGATTCTTTTACTAGCTGATTGATTTCTTCCTTCATAGTTGAAGCAAGTATTCCTTTTGCATTCTCGGCAATAGCTTCTTCAACTTGTCTCATTTGAATAAGCGCCTCTTGTACTAATTTGTTATTTTCTTGCATGAAAAATTATTGTTATTTTCATTATAAATATTACCAAAAGCAAAAAAAGTTTATTTTATCTAACTATTAGACAAAATAAACCTTAATTTAGAGTAAAAAAAAAGTGGTCAAATATGACCACTTTTGTTAAATTGGATTAAAACAATTATTGAATTACTTCATCAATTTTACTTTCAGAGACTGAAGTGATTCTCCACTCATGTGAAAACCCCTCATATTTTTTTGTAACTTTGGCTTCAACATCTGTTACTGAATACCCTTCTACAAGTTTTTCTTCTCTAATTTTTTTAATTTTACCTGTTTTATCATCAGGTAAGTCATACTGAATTTTTGCTACGAAATACTTTTCTTCCATGTGTTTTTTTATTTTCCTAAAAAGTCGTTTAATTTTTTCATTAAGTCAACTGACTTCTCTACATAATCGTCTTTTTGTTTATATTTTTTTTCTTCTTCAAGATTTTCTTCATACTTGTCTCTATCATCAGCATTTGTAAACAAATACGCTCCCGGTGTTGATGGTGATGATACTAAGTCAAAACAAATTAATTCAAAATCATCTTGAACTTCATTCCTTTCACCAACTTTTTTAAGTGAACCAACCCCACGAGAAGAAATACCTAAAGTAACCCCTTGTCTCATTAAGTTTGCCGCTTGGTCTCCTTTGGTTGAAACAATTCCTCTTTCATGAAATCCCGGGGAAGTTAGCAATTTAAGTTTTCCCATTAATATGTTTCTGTCCCACCATACGTCAGTAATGATATGAGATACTCGGTCTAAATCAATTAAAGATGATTCAGGGTGATTTAACTCTGATGTTGATAACCCTTTTTCGATTGCAATTTTATAATTGTCGGCCTCTCTTTTTAATATCCTTTCAGGATATGTTCTACCGTTTCTATTAGGTGTGTCATATTTTTGTAAAACAGCATAAAATTCAAATGGGTTTCTATAATCCATTTCTTTCGCCTCTTTTAAAACTTTTTCATTATGTTTGTCTTTTGGTGAAACCCAACCTGCGTCTGCCTCAACTAATATACCGTGTCCGGTTTCGGTTGCCTCTAATATTCTTAATTGTTTCATTAATTCTTTTTAAGATAAATATATCAATTATGATACTTTACAAGATAACCTCTTTTTTTGTGGTTGAAAATTCAAAATATTTGTTTGTTGTGATGTTATTATCATAGATAGATTGGACTATATTTTTTACGGAGTCTTTAATTTCTATGGATTTAAAATCTAATTCATTTGTCGTGTATAGATTTATTTCTAAATTAAAGAATGATTTTTTACCGTGAGATATTCCACTGGTCCTTAAATCTAAATCCACAATACTTTTATTTTGGAATAAATTGGTGTTAATGGATTTATAAACAGAATGTTTAATCTCTCGACTTAAATTGGAAACAACTCGATTCCAATTATCGTATTCTTCTTTTGGGGTTACCCATGATTGAATGTTTATGTAAACTGATTTTAAGTTTTTTGAATCTACGGTACCATAGACCGATTTAATTGGATTGTATAAATTTAATTTTACACTTTTTCCTTTTTTCATTAATGTTTTTCATTATAAATGTTTATTGGTTATAATAAAAATATAATTGAAATTATTGTGTATGTCAAAAAAAAAAGTGTTTTTACCGTTTGAATAGCAAAAACACTTATTGAATTATAATGTAATATGTTAAATTAAATAGATTCTTCTAAATTTTTAAGTTTTAAAAAATTCATTTGGTCAAACTTTTCATCTTTTAATCTATCGATAGTTTCAGAAATTTTTGTTTTTATTTCAGATTCTTGTTCAGTATCTAACATCCCTTTAAGTTTTGTGATTGTATTCTCACGTAAAGTCTCAAATTTAGTTTCAAGAGTTTTAGTGTCTTCAGATATTAATTGAAAAAATTCTTTTTTAGAGTTTTCATCTAAGTTTTCAATATATCCTCTTAATGTTTGGTTGGCAATACTAACCATCGATTTAATTGGAATATTAATTGATTCTTTAACCGTTTCTTTTTTAGTAGTTAAAACTTTAATTATGTTCTTCTTAGCGTTTACTCTTTCAAGTAAATTTAATTTGTTCGAATACGCCAATACATCTAAATCAGAATAATTATTTTTAATTGTTTCTGATAGACTTTTTGGTGATTTTATTGTTGGTAAAATTTTATGTAATAAACTAATTCCTTCTTCTAAAAATTCTTTAGCATCCTGTTCAGATAAACCTTGAGGCGTACTTAATTGGTCATATAATGCATAAGCCTTTGACATAGATTTATTGTTCAGAACATTATGTTTGAACTCTCTTAAAGATTTTTTGAAATCTTTCTCGTCACTATATGACTCAAGTAGATTTTTTTCGATTATGGATTTTAGGTTTCCGAAGGTCATTACACTTAATTTTATTAAATAAATATTAGGAATTTAGTAACTTATCCAATTCTTTTGAAATTTCTCCTAAAGAATCTTGACCATGACCTAAATTAATCATTTGAGCACCATCAATTAGGTTATTTTCAACTAACATATTTAAGTTATTCATTCGTGATTCCGGAGTTATTTCAGCCTCACCTCCCGCCGGTGGTGGTGCAACAGTTTCCTCACCCGCTGGCGGTAATTCTTCTCCTCCACCTAAATCAGCGGTTTCAAATCCACCTCCACCAAATGATGTCTCCGGTTCTGATGTTTCAGTAGCAGTTGCAGACGCAGTTCCTCCTGAAGTATTACCATAAAGTTTATCAATATTATCAAATAAACCTGTTTTAGTTATAACAGTCGCAGTTGCTTTAAGTTCTTCACCAACTGCTCTTTCAATTCTTTGTTGTTGTAAATCTAAACGAACCTCTTCGTCAGACCATCCAAATATATGTTTCTTAGCCCAAGTAGATGATGTTGCTTGAATACCATTTCCTGGGTCAGATACTAAATCTTTATACAATAACACTTTTTCTTTCCAAACATCAATTTTTAATAAATCGGCTTGTGTTGAAGGGTTTGATAATCCTAATGTAAAATTATCTAATTCATCTTCAAACCCAAGTAAAAATAAATGTACAATCGCGATTTTATTTAATTCCGCAACCATACTTTTTTGGATTCGATTAATAGTTCTCGCAAAACGAATATCTTGTAATGATAAATTTTTACCATCTCCAACTACTTCTTCAAATCCTAAGAACGCCTTAGGAACACGAAGAGCGGTTAATAATTTCTTTTGGATGTATTCAATATCCGCAATCTCAGAAAGGTTTGTTGCTCCCGGTAATGTTGTAATAGGGTCCGGTGCTGATGGGTCTCTCACAGGAATAAAGTAATCTTGGTCAACCGCCATTTGATTAAACCTCATATCTACGTTACCTGTTTTATTATCAACTACTTGTTCTCTTTTGAATTTGTTCGCAACACGTTGTACATACGCCTCAACATCATCATCGTTCATATTACCTACGAATACTTTAAACATTCTTCTCTCAGGTGCTCTTGATGTACGATAAATCAACATCGCATCCTCAGATAATAATAATTGTTTCCAAATACGTCTTGCTTTTTCTAACATAGACGTACCATAAGGAAGTTTTCGGTCGTCCCCTAATAATCTAAAGTGACCAATCTCCCATGATTGAAATTCCATGTTTTTATTCTTCCAAGTAAAATGAAGTGATTTTTTATCTTTATCCATTTCCTTAGTAATATCTGTTGAGATTTTTGCACTAACACCTACTTCATGACGTTCAATTTCAATGGTAGGTAATTGTTGTACACCAACAATACCCTTTTCAGGGTCTAATTTTAAATAAATAAAGTTATCACCATACTTACAAGTGTTTCTTGTCCACATTGGTAAGTTAGTGTTAATATCAAGTGAGTTATTAAATAAATCTGCTAATACTCCTTTTATTCTTTTTGATTCAGAATAAATTTGTAAAATAAAACCATCTTCATTTGTTGTTGTTGATTCTTCCGCGTAGATATCTAATGCAGCCGAAATCTCAGGAGTATACTCCATTGACTCGTAATCATATTGTGCAGATAATCTTGATGGTTCGTAATAGATTGCTTGTGAATATAAATTATTCTCAACTTTCGCCCATTGGTTTGTTAAGTAAAAGGTTTGTTGTGCCTGTAACTTCTCTTTTTCGTATTCTTCCTTACTTTTGGTACGTAATAACTCCTTCTTATCAAACTTAAAAGTTGGATAATCTTGATTTAATAAAGAATTTGGCCCAAATGTTTGGGACAATCTCTGCCATACCGTCATATTATTTTGTTGTTCACTCATGATATAAATTTACTTGTTTCCTCAGTAATATAAATAGTATTACCCACCAAATAACCACCCATATTTTTGGTAATCTTCCCTAGTGGCTCCTTGGTTTATTGGATGTTGTCTACCCATTTGAGGTACCATTGGATTAAAAAACTCAGATGAGTTTTTATTTTCATTTACCGCAGTAGACCAAGAATTTAACATTGCTCTGGTATGGTTGGTAACTTTTTCTAATGATTGGAATGATTTTTCCGCAACATATATTGCCATCGCAATACTCATAATACAGTCATCATGATGCATTTTTTGATGGTCAGGTCGTCCATTAATGTAAACAAACGTATTCATTTCGTTATAAAGACGACTTGAATAAATTCTAAACTTATGTCTCATCGCTTCTTCAAACGCTGCAATAATCTGAACTCTTTTTGAATTAAAGTTAATTCCCGGGATTTTTTCATTTATTTTTGGGTCATACTTCCACTTATTGGTTGTATCAACACCATCAACATATAATCCACCCTGATAGTTCATTTCTTGTAGTTTTCTTGCTGTTGAAACTCCCATACCACCTGTAATATCCACAACACACTAAGCACTATACATAGTACCCCACTTATATGCAATCTCCGCTAAAATGTCCGGAGGAACTTTTCCAACATATTCTAACACCTGTTCTCTAGTATCAAAATCAATAATCTCAACACTTGAAAAATCTTCAGAATCACCACGAGATACATCACAACCCATAACATATTTATGTCCATTTTCCGGTTCTTTCCATATCCATAATCCACCACCCATCATTTTAGCCATTGGTTCTTTAACTTGATTTTTGGCAATGTCTTGCATCAAATCAGAATCAAATACGTTATCTCCGGAACCTAAGAAGTTACATTCTAACTCTTGAGCAACCTTACGTCTATCATATTTTAATTTTTTTACCATTCCTTCAAACCAAGCAGAACATGGCTTGTACCCATCTTCAATATATTTGGTTACAATTGAATGGTCTCTTTCAAATGGATTAGTCATTGATAAGTCAATAATGACCTCATCAAGGTTATATTCTTCCCTATTTAATAAAAAGTGAACTAAATCGTGTGTTTTAACCATATACAAATCTTTTGTATATCGAGGGTCACGGTACCAAAACATTTCAGAAATTTTAAAGTCATTCATGTTTCTAAGTGACTGGTCATAAATTTCATAATAAATTGCATCATAACCATTTGGTGTGGAAACTACAATTACTTTACCCCCGGTAGATAGGGATGCCATACACGCTGACCAAAAATCTCCGTCAGCCTCAATAAACGCCGCCTCATCAAAGATAAGAATAGTTGGGGTATAACCCCTCAATGCATCTCGAGATGTCGCAACTGCTTTTACCTCACACCCATTTGTTAGTTTAAAATGTCGTTGTGCATTTTTTTCGTTTGAAAAACCTACTCCAACCCAACTAGGCCATTGTTCGGTAAAACTTCTAATTTTATTTGCCATCTCCATGGACGTATCCAATTTATTGGCGATGATTAGAATTTTTTCAGGCTTAGTTTTTTTTGCAAATACAAGTTTTTTAGATGCCCAAGCAGCTGTCACAGTAGATACACCTGCCTGTCTGTACTTAAGGGCAATATTTTCATTGTATTTATCGTAATCCTCAATCAAGGATACTTGGTCGGGGAATAAATCTAACGGTACGTATTTTGATACCGTATTATCGTATGTCTGTAAATAAGTACGAAGTGCGTAGGGTGTATTCCTCATGCACTTCGTTATCTCAATTATTAATTGTTCTTTATTATTCAAAAGTCATTTTTGGTTATTTAGGTCTCGATATACCTAAACTACCCAAGAAATCATCTAATCCGTCGTCTTCGTCTTCATCAGAATCAATCCCTTCTTCTTCTTTGTAATCTTCAAACTCTTCTTTAATTTTGATTGCCTCTCTCATAATTTCATCAAATTTTGAGGTCGCTTTCGCCACTTTTGAAGAATCTTCAGAGATTGCGTTTCCGATAATTTCTAAAAACTCTTGGGCTTCAATTTGGTATAACAAAGTATGAAACCAGTTTATCAAACCTTTGTTCTCAGGTTCGTACATTTTATCAGGTAATGCAAACCTTATTCTTTCCACGATTTCCGGACCTATTCTCAACTGCATTGGTTCATTACTTAATGTATCAGTTTGTCCCATAACTCGTTGAGCCATTTCAGGGTCTTTAGGTAATCCGTGTCTACCTTTCGCCTCTTCTAATCCTTTGATTATTTCATGACATAAAATTGGGAAGATTAAACCAAACGCTTTTATCACTGTGTCCGGAGTTTCTTCTCCTTCTTCTCCTTCTTCACCCTCTTCGTCATTATCATCTAATTCAACTTTTCCCGCAATTCCTTGACCTGTTTGACTCATCATTTCAATCATTTGTTCCATACTAAAGTATAAGAAATCATTAATTGCCATAATACCTAAGTAATCACCATAAAGAGATGGGTCAATTTCGTCAAGTCTTGCTTTAATATCCGGTTTTTGAAAAATATAATGACCTTTTTTCGCAGCACCCTGAATAATTGCATTAATTATGTTTCTTTTATGTTTTTCTAATTCAAAAATTTCGTCCTCAGTTAAATCCTCAATATCAAAAGACGGAATTTCCATTTCTTCTTCCTCATCTTCTTCCTCTTCATCATCCTCTTCTTCAGGTTTCATTCTAAAGTTAGACGTATCAATCGGTTCTCTATTTAAATAAGCTTCAATTTTATACCAATCAACAGGTACTTCAGATTCCTCTAACGCCGCCTCAATTGCTAATTCTTCAAGTTCATCCCTATGTGCCGCCTCAATTCTCATGATGTTAGGTAATTTTCTCATCATCTCTTGGTATATCATACCTTGAGTTTGTTGAGAACTTAAATTTTGAATACCTGTAACATCACTTAATTTTTCAGCAACTTTTTGAAATCGATTACTAACTAATCTTTGAACGTCACCCTCTTTCTTTTTCATTGCGGGATTCTGAGCATATAAACCTTCAGGACTTGCAAGTTTTCTTTCCAAATTTGGGTCCATTCTTTCAGGTCTATCCCCGTAATCTAATTGTTCTTTAATTTTCTTTGCCATTATTATTTTTCTAAGATTTGCATAATCACATCCATAATTTTGTCTTTAGACTCCTCAGGTGATGGTCTATTAGCCTTCGGTGCCGGATTAGTTCCCGGATTTGGATTCTTACCAGGATGATTTGGTCTTGTACCAGGTTTTGTTGTCGGTTTTGTTCTCGTCGGTGCGGTCTCAGTACCTGCCTCGTTTAAATAATTCATAAGTTCCTTTTTAGTTATTTTTGGTGGTAAATTTCTTTCCACAATTTTAATAATTTCATTCTCAAGGAACAAAGATACGGGATTTTTTTGTTCTTTCAAAGATTTTTTTACATCCTTAACGCATCTCTCATATTTATTATTTTCTTTAGCACTCCATAAGTGTCTTTCTCTAGTACCAAATTCTTTACCTAATTGTGATGTACAAATGGCCCATGGATTATCTTCATCTTTTTTAGACTTCTTTTTCTCTTCGGACATACCAATCATTTTACTATCGTGATTTTCAGGTGAAGTGTCATCGTCCATCCCATCATCAGACGCTTGATATTCGTCATGAGAACCTTGTTGCCCTGTATATGCTTGGTCAGCGTCTAAATCAAAATCATCATCTTCAGACATTTCAGATTCTGTTGCTGTAACCATAACTTCTTTAGTGTTTGGGTCTTGTGTAATATTTAAATTACCAACCTTACCACCTGATGGACCTACTTTATAAGTTTTTTTAGCAGGAACTTCGGTTACTTGTTCATTAACAAGTTTACTATGTAATACATTAATTTGCGATTCTGTTAATTTCCCAACAGTTTTTGAGGATAACCCTTTTTCGATAAGTTCTAATGCTTTAATATTAATTTTCATAAATAACTTTCTTTTCAAATTCTAATACCAAATCTCTTTCGTATAGTTTGTCTTTTATTTCTTGTTCCGGAACTCCAAATCTAAATACCATTCTTTTCTTAATGTTTTCGTCATCAGTTTCCCATGCTAATGCAATTATGTCATCCATTGCATCCATCACTGAAAAAAAATCGGAGTTTTGAATCAATTCCAATTTTACATCAGTATCTCTCAAAACTCCTACTTTTTTAATATATTTTAAATCGGGTGGTTGAGGATATCCATTAGATGGTCGATTATCCCACGATTCACCCCACACGTCTAAAGTGTCCGAGAATACGAATTCGTAAAGATTATCCCCTTTATAGTTAGGACCTAAACCATTTACGTAAATCAAATAACTCATGACAATAATCCTTCAGGTGTGATTTTAATTTCTTTTCCTTTATTTTCAAAAACTAAATTATTTTTATTAGTTTTCCCTATAATTTTTGCTCCTAAGTTTTCTTCTAAAAATTTTTGAGAAGCTAATTCTTGTTCAATAGTTTCAGTTAATTTAACAACTGATTTCATTTGTCTTCTAACCTCAGTAATTGTTTTGGTTTTTCTTTCCGCAGTTTTTTGTCTATTCTCAACAATTTCTTTTTTAGAAACTTCAAAATATTTTGATAATACTTTATCTACTTTAGACTCTCCAAAAATACTATCAAAGATAGCTCCGTTTCCGTAATCTGAATCTTTTTTCTTGAATTTAGAATATTTGTACGAATCCTCATCATTATAAAAATCATCAGGATTAACATCATTAACATCGTCGTACTCATAACCTTCTCCCATATCACCTTCAACAGCAACATCCATATCAGCTTGGATATCTTCAACTTCACTATCGTCAGTTAAGTCTTCACCATCCATATCGTCTCCACCTAAATCTTCAGTTTCGTCTTCGAATTTAGATAAAATATCTTCTCTATCCTCTTCTGTTAATTCAGTTAAATCAAACGAAGATAATACCATATTGATAACGTATTTGATATTCTCAGAAGTCATACCTTCTTGAGACTCTAATGTTCTAATTTTTTGAGTCAATTTACCTGTTAATTTTTGAATAGATTTAAAAGTAACAGTTTCATTTGAATCGTCAGATTCAGTATCATCCATTTCCATGTCATCCATTTCCATATCGTCTTCCATTCCCATGTCATCCATTTCCATATCGTCTTCAATACCCATATCATCCATTGGTGATGGTGGTAATTCCGGAGATGGGACTGCTGGTGGTGCTGAAGGAACCGCTGCCGGTGCCGGAGCATCTATTTGTGGTTTTGGGGTTTTTAATGTGAATTTTTTTTGTTCACCATATAAAGACAAACCTTCTTCATTTTCGTTAAGTCTATTTAACTCACCAGCAACTAAGTTTAATCTTTTGAATGCTTGTGAATATGAAGAATAGTATTTTCTATTTTTCATTGGCTCCATATAATCTGTTTCAGATTCTGAGATAGTTTTCTTAATGATATAACCTTGTCTCTCTTTAACAATTTCATATTTATTACCATCTGCAAGACTAATAGAATATTCTGATGTTGCATTTTCGTTTATACGATTAGGAATTACTTCATTGAAACGAGCAATTTCCATAATTCTTTTTAATTTTTGGTCCCCTGTTAGTTTTTCACTACCAATTGGTTTTAAATTTCCCATTGTATATTAATTTGTTTTGTTTTTAATTATTTAATCCGTTAAATCCACCTAACGTAATTGCATTTAACTGAGCAAATGGTACTCCATATGCGTCGGTATAGATAGGGTGTGGTGCAATTCCATTTGCCGGTCCTCCCTCAGTAATTGACCCACCACTAAAATTACCTAATATTTCAACAGTATACGCGTATTGATTATCCACACTATATCCTGTTAATGGATATGGACTTGGTGATGGTGTTTGAGTTTGTGTTGGTGTTGGTGTGTTTGTCGGCGTATTTGTTGGTGTACCCGTATTTGTTGGTGTATTTGTTGGGGTACTAGTTGGAGTACCTGTATTAGTCGGTGTGTTTGTAGGTGTAGGTGTTTGAGTGCTTGTGTTAGTCGGAGTATTTGTTGGTGTACTCGTATTAGTTGGCGTATTTGTTGGAGTAGGAGTTTGAGTATTTGTTGCCGTTACAGATGGTGTTGGTGTATTTGTTGGAGTATTTGTTGGTGTACCTGTCTGAGTCTGAGTTTGAGTTTGAGTTGGAGTTTGAGTTGGTGTTGGAGTTGAGGTATTAGTCGCAGTTACCGATGGAGTTGGGGTATTGGTTGGTGTTGAAGTTTGAGTCGGTGTTGGTGTTGGTGTTGGATTTACAGAAAAACAAGTTGAACAATCACCATAATTTGTTGACATTGTTGCAACATAATCTGAACCTGTTCCTGGCTCCGCAGTATCAACCACCTCATAACATCCCTGAGTTGTTACACCTGTGAATGTTAAATAATAATTTCCTCCCACTGCTGGAAGTGATGAACTGTTAAATTCTACGGTTAGTGATGAACCACCCGCGCAAGGTGCTATAAGATATGTAACGAATGCCATTTAATTTTTTATTTATAAATATACGATTATTAACAATTATTGAAATTTAACCAACTAATCCTCCATTTTTCTTTCAACGGATAGTTCTTTGTCGGTACCTTTATTTATTGAATTAAATAATTTTTCAATATGTTCGGACCTTCTCAAATATTTAAACACCAAATTTTCATAGGATAATTCCCCATCACCATCCAATCCGGATTGGCGATATTTCTTTAATTTCTCTTTAAGTGATTCAAGAACTTTGACATCACCATTCTCTACGGCAGTATCAATTTTTTCAATCCAATTTTGTATTTTATCCTCAAGAACTTTTTTATCTATTTCAAGATTCATTTTCTTTGGGACATTAATCCATTTGTTATTCATTACAGAATAAACACCTGAACTAATATGAGGTTCTTCGGCATCTTGGGCGTATAATTCAACATCGTACCCAAAAATTTTAATATTATGTTTGTCGTTAAAAAGTTGTTTTTTTAAGTTAAAAAGTTCTTTGTATAATTCATCTTCATCTCCATATTCGTCCATGTCAACAATAATATGTAAATCAAAATCCGAAAATTCAGACCAATTGTAATTCGAAAGAGACCCTGTAAGAACAACGTCCTCAACAAATACGTCATCACCCAAATAGTTGACAAATTCCTCAGCAATACGCTCAAGAGCTTTTCTAACTTTAGGAATCATAGTTGACTTTTTAGGGTCAGTAGGATTTTCCCATACTTTTGGGTTAAGCGTTTCTTTAATAGTGAAACTATTAAGTATTTGTTGTAATTTACTCATTATTATAAATACTACAGTTTCTTATACTTGTAGGCTTTTGATATGTCAGTTACAAAATATTTTCCTTGAGACTCAGCTGCTCTAAATTTTGTGTAGGTTTGGTGTGGTACTTCATCATACTCATACTTGTATCCATTGTTAAATTCAACAATCATTTTTTTTGTTTCAGTATCGTATTCTGTTCGTTTAATGTTTGACGATTTTATTTCATTAATAATCTTCGTCCCCTTGATTTCCTCTCTTGTAATCCCCATCGCTTAGCGGTGTTAGTTCGTTTATGTTTTGTAAAATAGGTTTTAAGTATTCATTAAAATCCTCTTTTTCTACCTCAAAACCTAAGTCCTTCATCTGGCGAAGTAAATCTCTTATTTCACCACCAAATTTTTCATGAAGAGTCATTAATTGAGCCGAGTAATATGGTGGACTTTCTAAATCCTTTTCACTCCACCCTTCTGATTGGAAATATTGCCTTATTTTAAGATATATTTCGATTATGCGTTGTAACCCAACACTACTAACTAAAAAATTTTCAAATGGTCTCATATTTAATAAATATAACAATGGACGTAACTGAAACATTTATTAAACACGGAGATTACAATGTCGAGAATATTTTAAAAATAATCATCGACAATAATTTGGATTGGGACGAATTTAGTGATAGACAAAAAAGGTATGGTAGTGAACACGTCCACACAAAAACAATTCCGATTATTTTTGATAAGTCATTCAATTTTAACCATTTAAAAATAATGCCAACAAATCATTATCCTTTATTTAAAGAAGAGATTACCAAAATTGAGGAAATAATTAAACTCAACACAGGTGAGAATGGTAGAATAATGAGAGCATTGTTAGTTAAGTTAACTGCCAAAGAATCTATTAGACCTCATGTTGATATTGTGGGGTTTAGTTTAGTTATTTGTCGAAGAATTCACATACCAATACAAACAAATGAAGATTGTTTTTTTACGGTAGGTGATGATAAAAGAAATCTAAGATTAGGTGAGCTATGGGAAATTAACAACGATAAACAAAAACATTCCGTTGATAATTTTGGGAACACAGATAGAATACATCTAATTGTTGATTGGATTGAAGAATCTTTATTTGAAACATATGATATCTAAAACACAAAAAATAATATTTTTATACCCTCCAAAAACTGCGTCTAATTCTTTACGCAATAATTTAAATAATAATGGGTTTATTGAAGACTCTCAAAATAACACATATCTTACACCAAAACTTCATTTAAAATTAGACGAAATTATGGTTGCTTACGATATTGAGTCTCTTGACGGATATAAAGTTATACAAGTAACTAGAAATCCTTATGATAAAATAATATCCGGATATTACCATCAAATTAGAATTTTTAATCGACCTGATTTTGAGTCAAATGTTCCAATTAGTGGATATACCTTTGACCAATTTTTAGTTCATCTAAACTCAACAATTAATTCTGAAAATTTTATTGAGGACTTTTATGGAAATTCAACACACATTAACTATGTTATAGAGAATAAAAAGTCATGGGGAGGTACCCGGTTTTATCAAACACAAAGTAGTTGGAAAAATGTAGATTGTAATTTCTATCATTTCAAATTAGAAGATTTAACCAACGATATAACCCCGTTAAGTAATTTAATTAATTTACCTCTATCTCCTTTATATCAAATTAATCTGAACCCAGAGAATATTGATTACGAAACACATAAAACACCTCAAAATAAATTAATTATTCAAAATTTATTTTCAGAAGATTTTGATAATTTTGGATATGAAAGATAAAACCCCACCTATTGGGCGGGGTTTCTTTTTACTTTCTTAATCCTTTCAACTCGTCACGAATTTCAATCGACCTTTCAAAGTTGTGTTCTTTAATTGATTGTTTTAATTCTTCTTCAAGTTTATTGATTGCCTCTTGATTAGATTCCAATTTTTTAATTTGGTCTCTAATCTCAACCGCCTTTTCAAAGTCTTCATTTTCAATAGCTAATTCTAATTGGTGTTTTAGACCTGTATTCTCTTTAGATTTTTTTGGTTCATTACTCCTATAATATGTAGTAACTTTCATTGTACCATCTTCAGATACTTTAGTTTGCGCTTTCCATTCTCCTAAACGAGAATCGAACTGAGCGAACATATCATCGAACGCTCTTAAAATGTCATTAAAATTTTTTTCGTTTCCAAACATAATTTAATTTTTTTAATTCAGATTTATTTTATACCTTTGTCGTATTCAAATAATATACCATTCGAATAAATATGTCAATATGTCAGGTAAAAAAAATATTTACTGACAATTTGTCTAAAAATTAGGATAAGAACAAAATTTGATGGACCTTTGTAAAATAAAATTAGAAAACTATGAACGACTTAATGGACGAAAACGACAAATCAGGTAACAGAGCACAAAAACAAGCTATGGACACAAATACTCCTGTATTAGACAATTTCAGTAGAGATTTAAACAAACTAGCGGAGGCAGGTAAATTAGACCCTGTAATTGGTAGAGATGCCGAGATTTTGAGAATCGCACAAATCCTTTCTCGTAGAAAAAAGAATAACCCTATTATTTTAGGTGAACCGGGGTGTGGTAAAACAGCACTTGTTGAAGGTCTTGCCATGAAAATCGTAAGTGGTGAATGTCCAAGAAACTTAGTGGACAAAAGAATCGTAAACCTTGACTTAACTTCAGTTGTTGCAGGTACCAAGTACCGTGGACAATTTGAGGAAAGAATGAAAGTGATTATCGAAGAACTAAGTGCTAATCCAAACATCATCGTGTTTATTGATGAGATTCATACTTTGGTGGGTTCGGGTAACTCATCAGGTTCAATGGATGGTTCAAACATCTTCAAACCAGCACTTGCTCGTGGTGAGGTTCAATGTATCGGAGCAACAACTCTTGACGAGTTCCGTAAAAACATTGAGAAAGACGGAGCATTGGAACGTAGATTCCAAAAAGTAGTGGTGGAACCATCAACAGTTGAGGAAACAATCGAAATACTTAAAAATGTTCGTGATAAATACGAATCATACCACAAGGTATTGTATAGTGATGAAGTTATTGAAACTTGCGTTAAATTGGCGGACCGTTATATCACCGACCGTGAGTTCCCGGATAAAGCGTTTGATATCTTAGATGAGGTTGGGGCTCGTATGCAAACCGAGATTAAAGTTCCTGAAGTTATTGAGGAATTGAAAAAGAAAGCTGCGGAGATTAAAATCGAGAAAATGGAAGTAGTTAAAAAACAAAACTACGAACAAGCTGCCCAACTTAGAGATAAGGAGAAAAAATTGTTAATCAAACTTGAGGCGGAAAAAGAGAAGTTTTCAAAACAAATGGATTTGGAAAAACAGACTATTGTTCTTGAAACTGTTTATCAAGTTGTATCAAGTATGACTAAGATTCCTGTGAATAAAATGGACGCGGATGACTCTAAAGCATTGATGAATTTAGATAAATCAATCATGGGTAAAGTAATTGGTCAAGACGCGGCTGTTGTTAAGATTGCCAAATCAATCAAGAGAAACCGTTTAGGTATCAAAGACCCTAACAGACCTATTGGTTCATTTATCTTCTTAGGTTCAACCGGAGTGGGTAAAACTCACTTGGCAAAACAATTGGCTAAAGAGATGTTTGGAACTGAAGATTCACTTATCCGTGTGGATATGTCAGAATACCAAGAGAAACACTCAATCTCTAAATTGGTTGGAGCACCTCCGGGATATGTTGGGTATGAAGAAGGTGGATTATTAACTGAGAAAGTTAAAAACAAACCATATTCTGTTATCTTATTTGATGAGGTGGAGAAAGCACACAAAGATGTCTTCACGGTTTTACTTCAAATCTTGGATGATGGGTTTGTAACCGATAGTTTAGGTAGAAAGATTAACTTCAAGAATACCTTGATTATCTTAACCTCTAACTTGGGTGTTAAGAAATTACAAGACTTCGGTACTGGTATTGGTTTCTCAAATAACTCATACGCAGATGAGGAGGCGAAAAAACAAATCTTGATGAAAGAAATGAAAAACTTCTTCTCTCCGGAGTTTATTAACCGTATTGACGACACTATTGTCTTCAATTCATTATCTGCTGAAGATATTGAAAAAATTACAGAGATTGAGTTAAAGAAATTAATGACTCGTCTTGGTGATATGAAATACACAGTAACCTACAATGATGAAGTAGTAAAATACTTGGCTAAGATTGGGTTCGATGAAGTGTACGGAGCAAGACCATTGAAGAGAGCAATCCAAGATAAGATTGAGGATTTGTTATCAGAAGAAGTGTTAACCGGTAAAATGATTGAAGGTAAATCTTACCAAATTAAAATGGATGGAGAGGATATCAAAATCACTAAAAAAGGTAGATAATAAGGAAGGGGATGAAAATCCCCTTTTTTTTGTTTTATAAATAGAGCATAAAAAAAGAGACCATTTGGTCTCTTTTATATTTTAGAAGAATCTGTGATTATATCTTGGAATCTCAACCACTTCTTTGTAGTGTAATTTATTTCCAAGTTTTTCAATCATTTGTCTTCCCATCTCAATCCCTTTAAAAACATCCTCAATCACCACATATTCGTTTGGTGTGTGATAATCGTAATACCCAATTGAAAAGTTGATACAAGAAAAACTAAATTTACTTCTCAACGCATAAACATCGGTATATGGATGAACCATGTATTGCATATCTTCGTTATGCATCCCTTCGGTTAATACTTGGTCACAAACTTCAAAGAATTCTGACTCTCTATCGAATAAATCTTGACTGAAACATTTTTCGGTAATCATCCAGTTCTCAGGTGCATCAAATTGAATTCCATAACCAACATTGGTGAAAAATTCAGGGTCCGCCTTTTTGGAACCGTGACATCCTGTTTCTTCTGATACAAAAAACGCGGCTTTTAAGTTTGGAACTTCTTTAAGTAATTTTAAACAAGCGAACACACCACATTTATCATCACCACCAATTCCGGTTGGTAATCCATTTAAGTTGTAAGCTTTCAATGCATCTTTAATTTCACCTTGGGCGTTTGGTAATTGTTCTTCGTGAACAATAATAGTATCCAATCTATGGACAGTGTCGGTATGTGCAATAACACAAGGGAAGTAAAAATCCTCAGGAAGTTTTTCGAATTCTTGTTTGGTTGCATAAACATTTTTGTGTTCATCAACGTAATGTTCTATGTTGTTTTCGGTCAACCAATTCTGTAAAAACTCGACCATAAGGTCTTCTTGATAAGTTACGGTTGGAACACTAAGAACTTCTTTTAGTAATAATATATCGTTTGTCATGGGACAAAGATAATAAATTAATCCATATTTTCATAATCATCTAACGAATATTGATATAAAAAATTGTTAAATTGTTCTTCATCTAATCTAAGTTGTTTAAATAACCCATTATCTTTAGTTTTAACATTTAATCTAACAGACATACTACCAGGGTCAAATGAGTCAATTAGAAAAATAATATTATCATCTTTAGGATTAGCATACCAAGTTTTTAATTTATACTTTGATGTAACTCGGTCTCTAAATTCAACAAAATCTTGAACTGTAAAAAACTCATCACTTCTTTCATCCAATTTATTAGATATTTTTTCAAATTGTGTGGCTACGTAATTATTAAATGATTTGGAATCAAATTTACTTTCATCTTGAAACTCATAACTACTTTCATACCATCCTCCAACACTATCACCTAACGCCCTTTTCATTATTGCGGTAACAATTTCTTTGGCATCTGAGTTAAACATATTTAATTGTAACGCCCCAAGATATAAATCTGCCAAGGTAATATCAACTTCATCCATATCATAATTAAGATTAATACCACTTTCCTCTAACGGTCTTTCAAATTCGTCTTTTATTGCTTCTTTTGCAACCGCATTCATTTCACTGTCTTTTTCAGCGGCAAAATCCCCAAAAATGTAATCCATTTCATCATAGAATAAATTAAGTAACATTTCAGATAACTCTCTTTTGTATTCATCATCCTCAATATTAAATTCCTTATTTGGTAAAATTGTGGTTGCAATACCTTTAAGTGTTTCTGCATTTTCATCATTTAAATCATAATATATTCCATACCCATCTTTAAAATCCTGTTCCACCTGATACGAATCCATAAATTCATAACCATTATATGAATTAAGGGCCCCCATAAACCAAATGTCCTGCTCATCAATATCCAATTCTTTAAACAATTCTTTATCATCCTCAAATTGAATTGTAATAATTGATTGTCCCAAAGGTTCGTTTACATCAATATCATATATGCTGTCATCAAGACGATATAACTCATCTTTAGTAATTCTACCTTTAGAAAAGTTTCTAAGACCCACAACTAAATTTTTATCCGGTTCTTCCTCAGATTCTTGTTCGGTCTGTAATACCCTCTTAACAATACGATTAAGTTCAGATTCGGTTAATTTTATTACCTTCATTAAAATGATTTTACAATAAATACTTTTTTTGTTTGGAATTTCAATATTTATGTTTACCTTTGTGGTGTTAAAATATGGGAGTGACATGGAATTGACTATTCGTAATAGTTATTCGGGGCACGTAGTGAGAAGTTTCCTATCACTTAAATCTATGGATGACAAACTTTTAGACGGAAACGTTTTAGACAAACTTTCAGCTGTTGGATTTATTCGCACTGAAGAAGTTGCTGTAGCCTAATCGGAAACACAACACGGGGTCGGTAGTCATATAACCTTGCAACAGAAGACTTTACAAAGGTGTGGTTTCTACCCGAAAAGAAACAAGTGGAGGATTAGTTCTCAGTAAACCGAACCACTTTAAAAATAAGGGAATTGTGAAATTTCGGATTGTTAGCTTAAACAATGACCTAAACGTGTAGTCCTTAATAGGTAATACAAGTAACACCGGAGTTCGAGTCTCCGCACTTCCACCAAAATAAAACCCATTGTAATAATGGGTTTTTTTATTCAAAAATTTTTATTATAATTAAACCATGGGAACAGATTGTAACGTATGTAGTAATAAATGTTGGGGTATTGAAGGTAATGACGGAAGTTGTTGTACCTTAGAAAACCGGGATTGGATTATGGGAGCAATCCATGATGGCCACGAATTTATTGAAAAATTATCAGAAAAATTAGGAGAAAAAGTAAACTATAATGATATTTTTATAGAATATGAAGAAGGTAAAGAATTATTCCCTGACAAACCTTCTTGGCAAACACCAATTTCATATCCCGCATTCAGAGTTAAATTAGACCATAAGAAATTACCTTGTATTTTTTATGATACTGACGAAAAAAAATGTATAGTATATGATATTAGACCTAAAACTTGTAGTTCATATGAATGTACTTACTATTCAGTTGCTAAGTCAATTAATAAGATAAAAGAAACACTATTAAAATAAGGGAAATTCAGAGTATTTATTAATATGAAATTAGTTAATATTTTAATCACTGAAGGTAGAAAGGAAGATTTAGAAAAGAAATATTCAAAATCATATGGTCAACCTCAGTTAGATTATATCCTTAATGACCCTTTTATTAAGAAAACCAATTACAAATATGGTGATTTCCTTTTAAAGAACTTGAGCTATCCGGCTAAAAGTGAAATTATGGATGCAATTTCTTTATTAAAAAAGTTTGACAAACTCTCAAAAAACCTTGAGAAAAAAGACATTAATCAATATGAAGATTTATCTGATTTATCAATTGAACTTTCCGACTACAAATCTAAGAATCAATCAAAAAAAATTGATGAGACCGAAACTGAAAAAGTGTATGAGGACCCAAACATTTTAATTGTTCGACCTTTAACTCACAAATCTTCTTGTAAATATGGTGCTGGAACAAGATGGTGCACCACAGATAAGGATGAAACTCATTATGATAGATACACCAGTGGAATTCAAGGTTTATATTACATAATTCTTAAAAAATTCGACCAATCTAATAAATTTTATAAAATTGCAATTCATAAATCTTCATCAAGTGAAGATGAATGGTATGACGCAAAAGATGAACCTTTTTCAAAAAGAGAAAAAGAAGTTTTTAATTTGGGTGCACCAAAAATAATTCAAACGATTAATAACCATTACGAAAAGTTAAAAAACGAAAAGGGTAGTGATTTATTAAATAATGTTTTTGATGATAATAATACTTCGGCATCTTTCGATGTATCAAAAGATTTAAAGGTAGATGTACCGGTTTTTGTCGTATTTCGTTGGCCAGGAACCCTTGACGAGAATCATTATAATGTAATGATGGACTTAGTCGTTAATGGTGAAATAGTTGATAGATATCTTTTATTTATTTTAGTATCATTTGATGATGATGATTTTATTACAATGCACATTGAATTAGAGGGTGAGAAAGATTTCGGAACAAAGATAGATACTGAAATGGACGGTGAATTAGTTTCAGTAAAGTTTGGTACAGAATTTTTTAAAAGTAAAACACAAGAGGATGGATTTAGAGCTATAATGAATTCCGTTTATTTTTACTATTTAAAAAGATTAAAAAATGATAACAAATTCCGCGCATTAACACTTAAAGACCCAAGAAAAGTTTGGACACCAAATAGACCTAGTTATGGTTATACATTTAAACAAAATAAAGGTTTAATCAAAAAATTGGTCGATTCATTAAACTCGGGTAAAAAAATGACAAAATTAGATTTTTTAGTTGATACAGGGAAATTGGAGAAAAAAGAAGAAAACGGAAAAACTCTATATTCAACTCCCGACACTAAGATGTTTAGACCATCTTCAGATTTTAGAGGTCATTTTTCCGCATTATTCAATTCGGCAGTTTTGGCAGGAATTATCGCTTACGATAAAGAAGGTTCAAAATATTACATCAAAAAAGGTCCAAACTTCGAGGACTTTGTTAGGGGAGAACTAACAGCACTTTAACACATAAATATTTTATCTTTTTATGGATATGTTCAATTTTTTTGGATATATTTGCAAGGTAAAATATGCGTGAAAAATGGACGGTAAAGAAGAACAAAAACATCATCTAATTGATATGATGAAATTCGATGAAGAATTGGGTTTATATGATGAATCCCAAGAAATAAAACTTGAGGACATCTTCAACGAGGAGAAAAAAGAAAAACTTAAAAAGTTCATTTCAGAACACAAGAAATTAAAAAATGAAAACAATAATTAAAAATTTAAAATTAAGAATTAAATTATTTTTCGTATTTTTGCGATGGTGTTGTCTATACCCAAATGAAATTAAAGAAAATTGGGATGATATGAATGTTAGATATTATAATGAGACAGACCCGGAAATGTTAAAAATATTTAAAGAATTAGAAGATGAAAGTGATATTTCTAGATAATGATGGTGTTATCTGTTTAGCAAATAATTGGGGAAGTCGTGTAAAAAAACGAAAAAAAGACAATATATCTTTGGTGATGAATGACCCGGATGTTGAGGTAAAATATCGTTTTGATTACTTCGATAAAAAGGCGGTTAAGGTTTTAAATCAAGTATTGGAAGAAACCGGTACAGAAATCGTTGTTTCCTCTGATTGGAGATTATATGCCAATTTAGAAGAACTTGGTGATTATTACCTTTCAGAAGGGATTATCAAAAAACCAATAGGTGTCACCAAACAATATTTTGATTGTGATTTACCTGAAGTTCAATGGTCACGAGGAACAATGCACTTACAACAAAGATGTTTTGAAGTTAGTCAATATCTGACCGACCATCCTGAAATAACACATTGGGTTTGTATTGATGACCTATCATTAGGTAAAACAGACTCATACGGATTTGAACGAGATTGGGGATTAACCAATTTTGTTCACACACCAAGAGAAAATGAGGGAATTAAACAATCAGGTATTAAAGAAAAATTGTTAGAATACCTTAAATAATATGGAAAAAATAGAACATAAAACATTTGTAGATAATAGGGGTTCCTATACCCCTATTTCAATAACAGAATTAGGACAAGTATGGACTCAGTGTTCAATTAGTGTCAACGATAAAGAATTTACGTTTAGAGGTCTACATTATCAAACAAATCCACCACAGACAAAATATGTGAAAGTAATACAAGGTTCAATTGTTGATTTTTCAGTTGATTTGGAAACCGGTAAAACGGATTATGAAATATTATCTAATTCAGACGCGGTATTAATTCCAAATAATAAGGCACACGGGTTTTTAACTTTAGAACCAAACACTATTGTCGTATATTTGGTTGAGGGTAATTATAATCCGGATTCCGAACATAGTATTGTTTGGACAAACAATGAGGAAGTAAAAAAACTTGTACATTATTTCGTAAATGAAAACCCAATTACAATATCAGAAAAAGATTCAATAGGAAAATGATAGATATCAAAAAAATTTTGGAAAAAGAAGGTCAAGTTAGGAAACTTGAAGGAAATGCTCCTGAGGGGTTTGTTTTGGTCCATGAGAAGACATTAGAAGATTTGTTAGATTTTGAAACTTGGAAAGAGTGGAAAAATAAAAACATAACAATCAAAGAACTAAATAAAAAGAATTTCGAAAATGAGTAACAAGAAAAAATTAGAAAGAAAAACTCCTTCAGATTTAGGAGGAGTTTGCAGTGGATTAGGAGATTATTTTGATATTGATGAAGTATTTGTTAAAATAATATTTTTTGCATTAATTTTTACACCATTTCCAATTATTTTAACATACTTCCTTTTATGGATTTTTATGCCAAAAGAGCCAAAATATTAATATGAGTAAAATAATTAAGAACCCAACGTATTTTGTCGATATTGATGGGACCATAGTTAAATACCGAAAATTTAGTGAGCTTGGACAAACCAAGCCTGAACCAATTCAGGATGTAATTGACTATCTAAATGAACAATTTACAAACGGTGCGGTAATTATTGTTACAACTGCTCGTCCTGACAATTATCGATTAATCACAGAACATGAATTAAATGTAATTGGATTAAAACATAACCAAATCATAATGAATTGTGGTCGAGGTAGTCGAATAATCTTAAATGATTTGGACCCGGATAATTTGGAAATACAAAGAGCTGTTGGAATAAACCTGAAAAGGGATGAGGGATTAAAAAATGTTGTAATCCCTGAAAATATTAATTCATATGAGTCAAATTAAAGTATCGGCTAAACGACATTTAGCAAAAACAATAAGTTATCGAATAATCAGTACTCTAATTGGATTTTTGATTATGTGGGGTGTAACAGGTAAAATTGAGTTTGGAGCCGCGTTTGGTGTAATTGAATTACTCTATAAACCAATACAATACTACATTCACGAAAGAATATGGTATAGATGGATAAGTTATGGTTTAATTAAAGTTAATCCGGTTAGAAGGGTTAAAACAAAAACCACAAGATATGGGAAGAAAGTACCTTCTCCATCTGTGTCAAAACCAAGAATTATCCCAACTGTTCCCCCTGAATATAGAGTACAATTAAACGAAGGTGTTGAACCTAAAAAAGTTATTAAAACAGAACCTGTAATGGTTAAAGAATCTATATTGGGTATTTCAGAACTACCTGAAATTAAAAGATTAACATATACAAAGAAGTCCGACAATTAGTCGGATTTTTTTATTCAATATTGCACTATTTATAGATATGGACAAAAAAATTGAAAATATATTATCATTATATGAAAATATCTTATCCACAAAATCTTTAGTAATATCTGAGGCAGATATTCAAGGTGTTGATGAATTAGTTTATAACCCAGCAACAAAAGAAGGTGGAACAGTTGGTTATGGGTATAATGATGGAAAAAAACAAAAAGGTATCACTTGGCCAAATCATGACAATCATTTACATATTGGGTTTACTAATAGAGCAACCGCAATAGCCATTATTGACAAGGCGGATTCTATGGGGTTAAAAACAACTGAAAATCCATATGCCAAAAAAGACCCTAATAAAAAAGTGGACAAGGAACACACTAGCGGTAGTTTACATTACAAAAATTTTCCCGGAACACCTGTAGTTGGTATGGCTGTCGATATTAGTGGAGACCCTAAAAAAGTAACCGAATTAATAAAATGGATTGAGAAAAACTATGCGGGACAATACTCTCAAGATGATACTTCGTCAGATAAGACTTCGTCAACCGAATTAACATTACCTACAGACTTCGACGCCCAATCAGAAGACCCTATTATGTTTGATATTGTTAAAAATTTTAGCCAAGCATTATTTGGTGGAAAAAAAGTTAATGAGTCAATTTCGTTTGGAAGAGATGTACAAAATAATTATGGAACTGTGTTAATTCCAAAAGATTCAAACAATAAAATCAAAAGCCCTGTTTCAGGAATAGTAGATAATTCAAAATATGCACCTTCTTGTAAAAACCAAATAACAATTAAAACAAGTGGTAAATCCCCAAAATATTTACAATTTTGTGGTATCAGTAGTCCACAGGTAAATAATGGTGATACAATATCATCAGGACAACTTTTAGGGAAAACTGATTCTGATGTTGAAGTGGTTTTATTTGATTCGTCGTTTAATCGAGAAAATTTAAATATTGGAAAAACTACAATAGATACTAGTAATAATAATGAGGAAGAACCAAATTCAAACAAAGATGACTCAACTCAAAGATATGACGACCCAATTCTTGCAGCGTTAGTTAAAGCTCCATTTAAACCATTTCAAGACAAATATGATAAATCGGGTAAAAGGATTGAAAAAAGACTTGGATATGGTACTGATAAAAAAGATGTTGACCCATGGATTTTAAATAAATTTAAAAAGAAAAAAATCGACGAAAATATCGAGAGAATTAAAAAGTTATTATAATAAAAAAAACCCATCATATGATGGGTTTTTTATTTCTCTAACTGTTATTATTTTTTTTCTCCAACAACTTCTGTTGTTTCAACACAACAAGTGTCTGTTGCAATTGAATCCGTAGCTACGGCAGTTGAATCAACAACTTCAGTAGTTGTTTCAGTTTTAATTTCTTTTTTACAAGACACTAATGCTAATGTCAAGACAGTCAATAATACGAAAATTTTCTTCATTTTTTTTGTTTTAAATAATTAATGTTAATTTATCAGACCATAAATATACAACAATCATTCCAATATGTCAAATATTTTTTATTTATTGTATCATTTGTAGTATAAGGTACGATATTTTATACCCGGTAAACGCTCCAAGAGCAGATGGAATTGGAAATACAATCAATTTACCCAAGTCAGTTACATACTTTGGACGGTTTACAATTTTACCCATAAAGAAGTAATATGTAAGATATCCTAAGAAAACTGCAATATCCGCTCTTGTCGCAATAAACACAACCATCATAGCTCCAAGGAATCCAAATATAAAATTATCTCTAACTCCTTCAAAGATTTCAATACGACTTGCAGTCTTGTATTCTTTAACTATTTTTTTAATTTTTGTTTTCCTCTGTTTGAAGAAATCAGGTTCTTTAATTTCCATTATCTAATATGTTAGGGTAATACAATAAGGTTGGGTTTTTCTTTTGGATGTCAACATCCGGATACTTGTCTTTAAATTCCATCACATTGAATTTACTTGTGATTAAATGATACCCATTTTTAGTTGGAACTACTTTTTCAACTTTATCCCCTAAAGGTAAAATATACATTAAATCCATAGTAATATCTCTAAGGAATTTTTTGTCCTTAGTATCAACATCAATAATCCATCTCTTTTCTTGAGTTTTGATTTGCCCAACAACAGAATCAAATAACCCTTTTTGGTTTTGAGCTCCGTTTTTAATTCTTTCCGCCAATGTCGACAACATATCTAAAGATACATCACGATGATTTTGTTTTTGAACGTGGATATATGCACGAGCTTTAAACATCTCACAAAGTTGTTTAATCTCATCATATCTCCTATCAAGATGTTCGATACTATCAACGCAGTAAGTTTTAATAGTCCTTACTGATTGGTGATTATCTCTCTCACCTTCAGGTTGGTCCTTCTTTCTCTTGAATACATACAACATATAGAAGTCACCCGGTTCGGTAAAGTTCAATAAAGATTTTACTACGTCAATATTATCTATCATATCTTTATATTTTTTTACAAAGATAATCATTATTTTTAATCTAACCAATAAAAAACCCCCAATTTTCATTGAGGGTTAACAAATTCAAAAAATATCAATTAAATACAAAAAAAATTGTGTCCTCGGCAGGCATCGAACCTGCATATCTCTCGGTTATGAGCCGAGCGCCTTCACCAATTTAGCTACAAGGACAAAAATTAGGTTTTGGTGTAAACACCCTACATGACTTTAACCTAAAAAGTACACTGAGTAATTTGAAACCCCCAGCGGTTTTTATTGAACCTTATTGGTGATGTTTAATGTATCGACCAAATTTATCCACCCTCACAGAGAGTTTCTCCAATCTAAAGTTCCATTGTTTGAACTTTCCTAAGCCGGTTTTTAACCTTGCTTGTTTAATCGCAGATTCCTCTGCCTTCTCACGTCCTTCTTCTGTGGTTTCCACAAAAAAAGTGGGAGCCTGAACACCGTTTCTAACGGGAACTACTCTCCAAATTCTCAATTTCTGAGTCATAATACTTGAACTAATCAAGTACTACGTGGAGTTCGGATTTTGGTTTTTCATATTGATAATTTACACTTTTAATATTAGTATCCCCGGTGAGAGTCGAACTCACATGCCTGAGCAACAAGTCTTAAGCCTGTCGTGTATACCAGTTTCACCACGGGGATGTTTGGAAAAACGGATGGTCACGTTCACCATCTTCGACTTGAGTTTGTCTTTACCATTTTTCCGTTTTTTTGAAAGATTTTCCATTTAAGGTTATGTTAATCTTATCTTAAACCTCACCATACTTTCTTTTAAGGATAAGAAACTTCTAAAAACCTATTGTTTACAATGATTTTTTTTTAACTACAAAAAAAACATATTAACAACTAAACCAACAAAAAAAACGACTCGAGCTTCCGATTGGATTCGAACCAACGTGACCTTTCGGTTCCTGATTACAAATCAGGTGCAATCAACCTCTATGCGACGGAAGCCTGTCGCAGAGTATTTTTTTAAAGTAGAAGTCAACTCTGTCTCTTAAACTACTATTTTAACATCATCACTTCGGCCACATTGGGAGAACCGCAGTTCCCACGTTGTTTAAGGAGGTAGTGGGCGGTGTATCACACCGAGTTATGATAATGTGTTGTACCCCAAGAGGGACTCGAACCCTCAAAATCTTGTGCCTAAAACAAGCGTGTCTACCGTTCCACCACCGGGGCAATTGTTGTACCCTCAATAGGACTCGAACCTATATCAAAACATTAGAAGTGTCTTATTCTATCCCTTGAACTATGAAGGCGGTTTAGAGCAGATAGAGAGAATCGAACTCTCGTCTCAAGCTTGGAAGGCTGGAGTAATAACCACTATACGATATCTGCAGATTTGGGTAGAATCAGACGCGTTCTGTCTACCGGGACCTCGTCGTTGACTTTCGTCAGAGCGGACCGAGACACTTTTGTAGCGTAGGGCAGGTAACGCTCCTGCTTTGGTCGGCTTATGAGACCGATGAGATACTATACCTCCCCCTCGCGATGTATTATTTATGGCGGTCTATGAGAGAATCGAACTCTCATCTCTACCGTGACAGGGTAGCATCCTAGCCGTTGAACGAATAGACCAAAATTTCAATTCAAAGGTGACAATCCTATAACAATTGAATGAGAAAGAACCGTGTTTCCCGGGTAGTGACTTCCCGTATTCTGTCTTTCTGTTTTTTTGTGGAGCTATGGAGAATCGAACTCCAATTTATGATTTGCAAAACCATAGTAATTGCCGTTATACTATAACCCCTTCTTGTACTGCCACGGAGAATCGAACTCCGATTTTATGGATGAAAACCATATGTCCTGACCGTTAGACGATGGCAGCGTGTGTATTACCAATATTTCAAATAACTTGTTTCTGTTTGATGGTACAAAGATAATACTTTATTTTAATCTACCAAACTTTATTCTTTTTCTTCAGTTTCTTCTACATCAACTAAAATGTATTCTGACCCTAAGATTGGTGAATAAACCAATTCTAATTTTTGATACGTTGTATCGTTTGTTTCTTGTTCTTCCATCTTTAAATTTGTTTTGACAAAGATAAGACTTTTTTTCATTTTACCAAACATAGTATAAAAAAAAAATCCACCTCTTTTGGAGATGGATTTTATTATATTAGTAATTACTTAACTATACATCATACCATCTCCGTCCAAGTTGTATCTCTACCCTCGGCTCCTATCGTAAGTGATAATGTATTTAAAGTTTGCATTTGTTGTGTTATTGAAATTTCTAATAAATATACACCTTTTTTAAAAAGTGTCAAGTATTGGTAAGATTTATTTTTAATTTGGGATATTGATAGGATTCGAACCTATATCCTCCCGGCCTTACGCCGGTCGCACGTCCAATTGTGCTTCAAAATCCATATTTCTTCAGGAGAGACCCTCGAGGGATAACCATAACGGAATTACCCTTGACTCACTCTCCGTCTTCTGCGCGTGATGTAGGGGTCAAACCTACCCTTCGAGGTTTTGGAGACCTGAACGACATCCCGTCTGTATCACGCATTTTTAGAAAAACAAATAATCTTCCCACTCTTTTGGAACATAATGAACTTGTTTAATCATCATCAAATAATGTGGTCGTCTTGGTTGAGGGATTTCCTTACCATATTCTTCCAACGTTAAATTTGACTTCTCACTATTACATTTCTTACAAGCGGTTACCAAGTTGTCCCAAGCATCTTTACCTCCTTTAGACTGAGGTATTACGTGGTCTAATGTCAATGTCTTACGATTCTCACACCCACAATAAACACAGGAGTAATTATCTCTACGATAAACATTCTCTCTACTTAAAGGAACTTTATGAATCGGTTGATTCACATATTTGAAAACCCTGATAATTGATGGTTTCTTTATATCTAACTCAGGATTGATTAGATTAAATGATTCCGGATGTTCGGCAACAACACTCGCGTTACCCTTATAAGTTATTACAAAAGCCCTTTCAGTGTTTATGATAGACCTTGGCATATAACTTGAATCCAAAACCAATGTTTTTGCGTACTTACTCACGACTTTTGATTTATTAGTTAAACATTTTTTTGTACCCCCTGAAGGTAATGCTCCTTCTTCCCGATATTAAAAGTATCGTGCTTCACTTTAAAGCCTAGAGGGCGTTTGAGCTCATTTTGTTCTGTTATTTGGCTCAAATTATAACTAATTTGAACTTAATAATCAAACTCTGTGAGCCACATTTGTCGGGTAGACTGGACTCGAACCAGCGTTCTCTACATCCCAAATGTAGCGGATTACCAACTTTCCTACTACCCGAATTTTTATTTTACTTCTCTATACAGAGTTACTTTAATACCTTTTTTAGTTATGAAAAACCCTACTTCATACCAAAATTTTTCTTCTTTTTCCATATTCATTTTTTTTCTGCGGAGAGCAGAATACTCGAAATCCATCCCTTTTACAGAACCACTCTCTTAGCAGGAGGTGACAATACCCTGATTGTTTTACTCTCCATTTTGTGTCCCCAGGAAGAGTCGAACTCCCACGTCTCTTGATTCGTATTCAAGTATTTTTCCAATTAAACTATGGAGACAATTTGTGGTCAGGACAGGACTTGAACCTGTATTGCCGGGAATTCAAATAGGAGCGATTAACACTATTCCCCATTCACCTATTTTATCGTCTACCATTCCGCCACCTGACCAATTTAGGGTGACTAAGGAGAATCGAACTCCCATTTACAGAACCACAATCTATCGTGTTAACCGTTACACTATAGCCACCATATTTAAACCTATCAATGTGGGTTTGAGATGTACCCTTTTCAACCCGCTTTCACACCCATCACTCCTAAAGAGCTGTCAGTATCGGATACCACATTTAAGGTTTTTGTACTCTTGGAAGGAATTGAACCTTCTTTTCATTCTTATCAGGAATGTGTGCTAACCATTCTACTACAAGAGCAATTTTACCCCACTTCACCGGGTTAATGGACCGGCTGCCATATGGGAGT